GAGAAGTATGGCAGCGTTCGAGAAATGCCTTCGTCTATCGAGGGCTTTTCGATCATGCTTTCTTACTCGAAAGACGGTAAGGCGCTTGCCACAACCTATACTGCGCCTATAATCAAGGACGAGAAAGGCAATCGCACCCTTGACGAAACTCGCGCAAAGGAAAACAAGGAAGTCGAGATCGGGGAAGACTCAATCTTCCATTTCAGTCCGAAGCTCCTAACCCCTGTTGGATAAGGAAGTAGCAAATGAAGTACAAAGGATGGATCGTTCTTGGTGTTCTCGCCTTCATTGTCATCTTTATGGTGGCGATTCCGCTTGTCAGTTATGGCAACAGCGAGGCCGACCTGCGAACCAATGTAGAAGCTTCGCAGAAAGCCAATCAGGTCGTTTACGACCGAGTTTGGAAGACGATTCAGCAGCAAGCTGGTGTCACTGACAAGTATCAGGAAAGTTTCCGTGGTATCATGTATACCGGCGCTCGTAACGTTGCTCTTGAGTGCTTGAAGGGCCTTGGAGTCAAGATAGAGGACTAAACTTTCGCGAACAAAAAATCGTACTCAAGAGCATTAGCATTGACTATATTTGTCAATACGATCTCTTTGTGTTCGCTGGTAATCTCTTCTATAGCAGAAACAACCTGTAAAAGCCTGTTTCTGCAACCTTCAACGTTGTCAGGCATGATATCAACGCCATAAAGCGTTTTTAGGGCTTCCAGGGGCTTATGCCCAAGTTCTATCTTTCGTTGCAAAACGGCAATTAATAAGTTGCCATCGCCGCAAGCAGGATCTAAGAAGGTTTTATCCTTCTGCCAAACTTCTCTAGGCAATGCCGAAAGAAGCTTATTTGCTAATTCTGGCGGAGTAAAAATCTCGCCATTCCTCTTAATTCGATATTGCTTTTCGTCGATAATCTTGCTGATACCCATATGCTTATTATCGGTATTGCAATACAGGGGATTTAGAATGGCCGCAACGAGAGTAACAACTAACGATATAGCGTCTGAAACAATAGTCAATGGCAATATATCCGACAGCGCAGGAATAGAGTTCTCAAAGATGGAGTCGAGCGGAGACGCGGGAGGAGACCTTGACGGTTCATTCCCGAGTCCAACAGTAACTCAAGCAAGAGGACTACGAGAAACAGCAGGACCAACAACGCTTACGCTTGGCGCTGTTGCTGATAGTCAGGATCTCACTAGAAGCGGTTCAACGCTAATCGGAATTTATGACTGGTGCCGAATGTTTGTCGCGCCAGGTCGCAAGAGATGGAGATGTCATGTTAACCGTTTAGCCTCAAACTCTCGTCTCGCAATTGGAACAGGTAACTCTGCCTTCGGAGGATCGCCAGGAACCGCCGCCGACGAAGCCGAAGGCGCTTTTCTTCCGCTCGTTACCGGCGCAACAAGCGGCAATACATCGGGCGGATTTCCTGTTACAAACGGAGACGCCACGACATCATCCGTTGCAGCGCAAATGCGATGGAATCCTACATTTGTTCATCGTTTTAAGACGGGTTCAGACATTACTAGCACTCGTCTCATGATCGGCTGCTCAAACGGAACCGTCTCGGCCAGCGATACTCCTACGACGCCCTGTATTTGTCTGCGATACTCTACCGGCGCAAGCGATACAGGTTGGGTTGTTTATTCGTATGACGGCTCCAACGGTTCTGCAACTTCGCAAGTCGCCAGTATTGCCGCAGATACCTCGTACTGGCTTGTTATTGACGTAGTTTCTACGTCAAGCGTCAGAGTTTGGCTTGGAACAACGCTCGCAAACCTAGCTCTTGTAGCAACAAAATCAACGAATCTTCCAGCGTCAACAAGTTTTCAGAACTCAACAATCAACATTACAACTCTTACAAACGCCACAAGAACAGTTAAGTTCAACTTGGCAGAAGGCGCTTCAGATTAAAAGAGTTTCCAAAAGTCTTTACGCAAATAGCAGAACATCTTGTACTCAATCTTGTAGTTACTCCACTTTGTACTAGCAACTACTTGCGCAAATTTCTTTGTGTTGATGGCTCTATTTACGTTCTCCGCTTCTTCCGCAGAGTCGCAAACAATCGCAAAACAACACTCGGTCATGCCATATGCCCCTTCTAAATCAAGAAGAGAATATAGCGTTTCACCCATGTTGATAATAACCTTGTTCTTAATACCAAAGATACCTCGCTCTGTAGTGTTCGTATACAGCAAAACTGGTCCATTTTTGACAATCGAATGAACAAGAGGATAGCAGAACTTGTCTGTTTTTTCTTCCTTAACAAGCTCTTTGTATTTTCTATGGTATCTTGTGCAATAAAGTATCTCAACCTGTTCTCTAGGTTGAGTTGTCATGAGCTTCATGACCTGCTCGATATTTGCGCTTGGTAGGAAGTTAAACTTCCGAATGTCAGAACTAAACTTTCCGCCCGCCTCATCAACAATCAATGTCGGTCCAACATAGGGCGATTTCTGTAAAACATACCAGTCGAATCTTGTATTGACTCCAAAGACCTTATTACCAGCCTTCTTGGAGTTCATACAAAGTCGTAGGATATTGTATTTTACAAGCTTCTGAAAGAGCTTGTAATCAGGCTTGCGCCATATGGAGGGATGGATATTAGCTATGTACCCGCCTTCTTTGCAAAGCTCTAAGGCTTTCTCAACAAAAAGAGGCCACAATAGCTTGTTCCGACCGATACCGTCCCTAGAGGGTTTCTGGTACGGCGGATTCATTAGTATGACATCAAATTTCTTACCGCTCATAGACGAATAATCGTCTATTTGCGCAAATAAGAAGAACCCGGCAAAAGCCAGGTTCCTCTTATTCAGGCCGCTGCCTACCGTTCCGTTTGCTGCCTTGCCTAGCTCCGCCGATTCCTCGCCCGACCATAAAATCTTGTTCCTATATTTCTACAGGAACAAGATAGAGCCTTGTGCAGCCAAGCCCAATCCGTCCTTGCATAGCAACACATCGCCACGCCTATCCTGACCTTGAATTCTTTCCTGCCTATTTCTAAGCAGGAAAGGCTAACCGAGCCGGTCCATTCCAAACACTACCCAATTTTACCTGACCTCATCGCACCTTTACAAAACACACCTAACCTAGCCTAACCAGACCAGACCTTGAAATCTTACTCGCTCTATTATGAACGAGTAAGATAAAATTCAACCGAACCACTCCGTTCAGCGACAGGCATTACCGAACCATTCCAAACCCTGCCTATCCATGAATTCTTTCCTGTCTATTTCTAAACAGGAAAGACTAACCAAACCGGACCGGACCCAACAACGCCTATAAGCGCCGCTCCATGCCCGAAATAGACTTGCTGACCATTTCTAATCAGCAAATCCCTAACCCATCGGGTCCAGACCTAGCCCGTCCTAACCCCGCCTTACGGAACATCACCAAACCCGATAAATACTGTCTCACTATTTCTAATGAGACAGTACAGGAACCGTACCCCGCCAGCCTATCCCAGCCGTCCTAGCCGCTTCCGCTACCTGCCGCACCTGACCCTTCCAAGAAACCTTGTTCTTGCATTTCTACAAGAACAAGAAGAAACCCAACATCACCAAGCTTTTCCTCTCATTACCTCACCAGACCTCGCCCAAGCTAACCATGAAATCTCTTCCTGCTATTTCTAGCAAGAAGAGCATAAGACCGGGCCGTACCAATCCAAGCATCGCCCCGCCCCAGGTAGCCTTTGCCCGAAATTCTATTCCGTCATTTCTGGCGGAATAGAATTAGCCCAACCCCTGCCAGCCTTTTAAGCCTAATCCGACCATACCCAACCAGGAAATCTTGTTCTTATATTTCTACAAGAACAAGATAGAACCATTCCGCACCCGACATCGCCCAATACGACCTCGCCCTACACCGCCAAACCCCGAATTCTTTCTTGCTTATTTCTAAGCAAGAAAGACTAACCGAGCCGGTTCGCGCCAAACCTTATCTTGACTTGCCGAACCTAACCATTGCGCAAAACTCTACTTCAACATTTCTATTGAAGTAGAATAGAGCCGAACCATTCCTCGACTCGCCTGGTCGCACCGTACCGTAGCTAGCCGTGGCCCAATTCTTGTTCCTGCATTTCTACAGGAACAAGTTTGTTTACTTTCCTCCTCCATTTTCAGGAGGCTTCATCTGAGGAATGTTTCTCTGGTGAGGTTGCAAACGAAGAACCTGATTCTTGGCATTCATTGCAGCAGACAGCATAGCAGCCTGAAGGATTACGCCTCTTTCATGACGGCGCTTTCCGTCGTCAGAAAGCTGAGTTGTATCAACACCAAGGGTTCTCTTGTGAGCCTGACCAGCCTTGCGAAAGTGTTCCGAAAACTTGGCTGCGTTGTAGTTTACCGCCTGTTCGTCAGTCAGGACGGTGATACCTCCATCTTTCTGGCAGACAGTAACGGTTTGTTCGCGACGGTCTTTGAAGAAGTCGCGAATATCAGAAATCAGACCCATTACCTTGAAGTTAAAAGCCCTGGTGTCCCTGTTTGCTCGGAATGCCCGCTCAAGGTCTTCAACAGGAATGAAAGACCCTTTCTGGAGCGCATCGAAGTCGATGGGCCAGCGGCGAACATCCTGGTTAGGATTGTCCGGCATTTCAGGCCACCTCAACGCTTTCGACCTGGAAACGACCGAACTTGGGACGGAAATCGCCAAAGCCAATGTAGGCACCAGCGTCCTTCATGAACTTCTCGATGTCGCTGGTGTTCACAACGGATTCGTCAAAGTGAATCTTCAAGGTAGCAGACCAGTCCTTGAAGATGGGACGAGTGCGGGCAATGCGGGCCTTCTGAACCGCAACCGGACGGATATCTCGGAAGTTGAGGTCCGCCAGAAGGCCAGCAACATCCTTCGGACCCTTGTACTCAAGAATAGCGTCTTCGGCGCTAATCGCAATGATTGCGTCCTTGCCCTGCTTGCTGCGCTTGGCGGCGTTGGCAAGCATGGCCTCAATGTTTTCCGAAGGCAGGAAAACACGACCATCCTCGTTGATGTACAGCGACATCTGGAATTCCATGTCGCTCAGCTTGATGTGGTCATCTTCGGTCTTCTTGCGCTTGCCGGAAATCTGCTTGAAAGCCTTGTTCTCAGGATGAAGCGGATTCAGGAACTTGCGACTGTTGTGCATGAGCATCGGAGAAAGACCAGAGACACGGAAAGAAAGAGTTTTCATACCAATCAACTCCTACAAGAGGATAACTCGTCTTTTTGCGACAATCGCATATATGACGGAAACAAATCAGACTTCGCTAAAAGGCTGACTTGTACTGCCTTCGTCTTTGCTAGGAAAGTTTAGTCCCGCTCAAGCGAGAAGCAAGTCCCTTGCCGCTCATTTCCCCAATTTGAACCCTCATGAGTTCAGAACCCTTCTTGACATCCTCAAGATCGAAGGGTCTTTTGAACTGGTCAATAGACTTGTAACCCCAAAGTGTTTGGATTCTGGTTCTGAATGCCCAAACGCTGATAAACTGAAGAAAGGTGTCGTCGGTCCAAGGTGGAACCCAAGCGCCAGAACGAGCGATAAAGACCTCTCGAACCTTTCTGGGATGAGTCTTATCAATCCCATAAACAACGTCAACATGAACGCCAAGATCAGTAAGCTTCTTGACTGATTCATTGCTCAGATAGTCGCTATCCATCTCTGCGTCATGTTCGCTCTTGCGCCAAAGAGGATAGATAATTGTAACCTTCTTGACCCGTCCCTCTTTGGCAAGCATGTAGATCCAGTTGCCGCAGTTGAGTTCTTCGCCTTGACCATAACAAATATCATGGTGGGCGTCGATGTTGATTATTTCCAGGTTATTACGGTCCTTCAGCGCATGATACGCCGAAGAATGAGACTCAGCAATCGAGAGCCTTGAGCCTTTCCAAAACTTCCATCCCAGGTTTTCAAGGTTGTTGGGAAGCTCAAGAGGGTCTTCAACAAGACCAACATCCTTCAAAGGATCAATACCTTGCGAAAGAAGCTGCATGGCTCGAATAGGCCAGATTGGACCGATGAATAAGCCATTCTCTCGGTGACCCCAATCGTATTCCAGTTTTTCGCGCACAAAGAAATCGAAGTCAATCGACAGGATAACATGGTTTTGCTTGGTCGCCATAGATGTTGATTTTGTGCTAGAAGTTTAGTTCTCGAAGAAGCGTGAAAGAGTCGTATAGCGAGCAGAGAAAGTCGATTTACGATTGAATGGGAAAGCTACTGAACTCAGACGCAGAAACAGAGTTATCTCGTTTCAAAAACGAAGTTGACTTTGTTTTCTTTGACCCGCCCTATCGAACGAAGTTTATCTTGAAATTTGTCGATATTGAATATTATGAATAAATGTTCAATTGAAAACTGTGGTCGTAAAATTTACAGCAAGGGATTTTGTCAGGCGCATTATAATCGCTTGCGAAAATATGGTAATCCTCAACCAGAAAAACCAATTATTACTTATTCTGGAAGAACAGGAATTTGTTCGATTACAGGTTGTAACGAGTCTATAAAAGCAAAAAAACTATGCGAAATGCACTATAGACGTTTTTATTTAACAGGCGATCCAGGAGAAGCAGAAAGGCGCTTTTGTAAAGCTGGAACAAAAAGGTATAAGGATAAATTTGGATATGTTACTCTTTCAAATTCTGGTCCTTGGAAGGACAGAAAAAAGAAAGGTCATGGCGGGATTTATGAGCATCGCAAAATCATGCAAGATATTTTAGGCAGAGAACTTTTACCAAACGAATCCGTTCATCATAAAAACGGGATCAAAGACGATAACAGACCTGAAAATCTAGAACTATGGAGTAGAGGACAGCCAGCAGGTTCTAGAGTTGAAGACAAAGTAAAATGGGCCAGAGAAATACTCAAAACTTATGACAAAATATTTCCAGAAAAAAAGACTCCTGAATGATGATATTTCAAATATTTTCAATCATATACAACAAAATTCTGTTGATATGGTTATACTGGATCCACCTTATGGTATTGGTAATAAGAAGCTTTCTCACAAAGGTAAGAACTGGAAAAAGTCTGACGAAGATTGGGACCAGTTTGAAAGCATTGAAGAGCAATACCAATCTTATCTCAAATGGCTAACCCTTATCAAAGACGCCATGAAAGATACAGGCAACCTCTTTCTTTGCGCTTCATTTCATAATCTCTACCTTTGCGGAGAGATTCTTCAACGACAGCTTGGTATGAAAATTGTGAACTCTATTGTCTGGTACAAAGACAATGCAATGTTCAATGTCACTCAATCAGGACTAATTGAGTCTACAGAGCATTTGATATGGGCCGCAAAGTCAAAAGACTATTACTTCGATTACGAGGCTAGTAAGACTTTTGCGCAAGGCAAACAATTGCGAAATGTTTGGATAAGCTCTATGACTCCAACTTCCGAGAGAGTTGGGCATCCGCACCAGAAACCAATCTGGCTGGTTCAGAGATGTTTAGAGATTGGGTGTCCTAAAGGAGGTTTTGTACTTGATCCCATGTGCGGATCAGGAACGACGGCGGTTGCTTGCGAAGGTCTTGGACTTGACTACTTGTGCGTAGAGAAGAATCAGGAATACTTTGAACAAGCAAAAGAGAGACTCTCAAATTCTGTGAATATTTTTGGAGCTTCGTAAGGAGTCGTAAGGAGTCGCAGGAAGTTTTTTTTGCGAAATAGTCATAGAAGCTTACAGGTGAAAGTTTGCTTGAATATACTTTCGTTGTTCGGAGTCTCTACCTTTCACAAGAGATACCTGCATGAACGACATGCAATCTCTTACTCTCAAGCAGAGGACTAAACTTTGCAGCTAAAGGATAGAGACATGGCTACTTCTCAAAAATCAAGTCTTGCGGCTCGTAAAGCATGGGTTACCAGACGAGAAAAAGCTATCGCTCGGAGCGAAGCGGCGAAGAAAGCCTGGAGAACAAGAAAGAAGGTTCGATAGATGCCGGTTGCCTTGACTAAGCGTTCTTCAAAGAAGAGAACTCCTCAAGCGGGAACTAAGCCTCTATTTGTTTGTTCTCGCGATCCAAATCACAAGACCCAAAACATTGCTATTCCTGATTCTTTCCCTGAAGGGTTGATTGGCCCAAGAGAGTATCAGGAAATAGCCGTCAAGCACATCTGCGATAGATACGCAAATGGCTATCCTCTTTCTGGATTGATTCTCTCAACTGGCGCAGGCAAAAGCAAAACAGCATCTATTGCTATTTCGCAGATACTAACCGATAACCCAAAAGTTCGAGCCATTATTGCGATTCCTCAGGAAGTTATTGGAGATGCTTGGCGTCACAACGGCAATGATGAAGATTCTCACTTTTTGATAGGTGAAGAAAACTGGTCCTTTTATAAGGGGCTAAGCGAAGAGAAGAAGAAGAATTGGAAAAACATCTTCGACGATAAGAAGGCTATTCGCTGGGGTCTTGCTCTTGATCTTTGCGAATCAGCAGGCAAAGCTTGCATTTCGGAAGATGGTAAAGTCAAAGAAGTAATCAAATTTCTTGAAGATCCAGCAGGGGTTAGCGTTCATTCAAGAATCATTCTTGTAACCCATGCAACTTTGGCTCGGGTTTACAAAGAGCTAAAAAAGGCCAACAAGAGGCATCTTCTCTCAAAACTCATCATGGTTATTGATGAGTTTCATCATCTCTTTGTTTCGTCTTCAGAAGAAACCTGCAATACTCTTGGGGAAATGGTTTTCTACGTTCTGGAAAACAGACAGCTACAGACTCACATCTGCGGTCTTACTGCAACATTCTTCCGTGGAGACAGGCGGCGAATCTTTGCTGGCAAGTTTGCAGATATTCTTGACAATGCTTTCTATGAACTTCCCTTTGATGAGTATTTCCCTCATTTCCGCTATCTCAATAAGTTGATTTACGACTTTGGAGTTTTCTCTGCGAAAGAAGCCTTTATCAAGCCGATTGCAAGCGCAGTTCGCAAGCATGGGTTGAGCAAGTCAATCTTTTTCATCCCCGCCAGAACAAAGGGTGAAGATTCAGCCTTCCCAGTGAGTCGTAAGAAGAATGACGTTGAAAACGTCTTGCTTGGTATTCTTGAAGGTGTTGGCTGGAAAAAAGACATTGAGAAGAGAACCTACACCGACAACCAAGGAGAGCGTGTTGACGGAGTTTTTCAGCTTCGAATAGGTGAGAACAAGTGGATAACCGTTGTTGACGCCGTTGACGACGAAGATCATATTCGCAAGGGTGTTAAGAAATTCCTGAAGAGTGTCAACAAGGGTAAAGACTCTGTTGATGTGATTATTGCTCTGGGGATGTGTAAGGAAGGGTTTGACTGGGTTGCTTGTGACCGAATTGTTTTGATTGGTAACGTCAAATCTCTTGCCATGATTGTTCAGATCAATGGCCGAATGATTCGAGATGTTGCTGGCAAAAGCTATTCGGTAATGACATGGCTTCTTCCAACAACTTCAAGAATTGATTCTAAGTCGGTCTCAGAAGACCTCAACCAGGCTCTTTTGAGCTTGAATTTAGCGCTCATGATGTGCATTGATGTTATGCAGCCCATAATGGTTATGGCTCCAAAGAGAAACAATCCTGAAGAACAGGAAGAAATCTCTGGCGGAGATCTCATGAGCGAGCTTTTTGAAACAACGGACAGGAGAAATCAATTCCTGGCTATGGTTACTGCGAAGATCGCCAAAGAAGGCAAGATCAGCTTTGAGGAAAGAGTTGATATCGTTTCAGACATTCTTCTCGACCTTGATGTTGATGAAGAGCTTGTTTCCTTGTATGCAGAAGCAGTTGCGATCTATACAGTTCGCCGAACCGCTGCAATCGTTGCCAACAAGAATATGAGGCTGTCGATTGACTTCGATTCTCCTCTGGTTCGCATGATGGCTAAGGAATTTGGCCTTGTCAATCCAGAAGACATATCACCAGAAGGCTTGCTTGCGGCCTTTGCTGCGGAAGCTATTGGCATTAATTCTTTCAAGTCGTTCCGAAACGCCGTAACCAGAATTTCAACGAGCTTTACCGAAGAAAGATGGAACGAGTTCCAGGTAAAGCTTGAGCAGTTCTATAACGAAAATAAAAGGCTACCTGATCGTGATTCAAAAGACGACAATGAGAAAGAACTTGCTAATGAATACTTTCACTGGCGAAGCAATCCAACTTTCGTAAATCACGCGAGAACCAAGAATTGAGTTCGCTATGATTCGTCAATGGCAAGAGAAAGCATTCGATTTTCTCAATAAAATTCCAGGTCACCAGTGGCCGAACGTTATTAGTAAATCTTCTACAAATAAGAAACAGGAACTTATTGCTCTTGCAAAATCAGGAGCAAAGAGACCTAGCCAAAAATCTCCTTTAGGAGGAGTTTTGAGTAATTACACAAGCAAGAGCAGTAGTTCTTATGATCCTGATTTTGATAAAGAAATCAGAACGTTACGACCAGATTGGTTTAGGTTATGACCGTAACTCCTAAAACATACACAGGTTGCCCTCGTAAACACGCTGCAAGAGAAACGACCATTATTGATGTTTATAAACAGTTGATTGGTTCTTCTCTTCCAGAAGACAAGCAATATTGGAGCATGTGCGCTCTTTGCGCTGATAAGAATGGAATCGTTGAAGATTCCGAGCTTGATCAGGTTGTTAAAGCAGGTTTGATAAAGCCTCATCAATTCTACGGTGTTGATTCCGACGAAGATATAAGCCGCTCGAACGAACAGTACAAAGTAGCAAAATGGCGTAATTCAGAATTCCTGACAGCCATGAAAGTTGCTCAAGAAGAAGGAATTTTCAATCCTTCCATAGTCAACGCCGACCTAATCAATATGACAAGTAAAGCAGCGGTCTATGCTGGTCGGATATTGAACTTTCTTTACGAACATGGTCATACAGACACGATGGTTGTATTGAATGTTGTCATCAAGGCTCATAATCGTTTTTCCAGCATGGAAGAGTTGATTGAAAATTTATGCAAAGATAGCCTTTTTCGCTTTGTTTGGAACAAAAAGAAGTGGCGGATTGCTGGTGATCTTGCCTACCTCTATAATGGTACTCAGCCGAAGAAGAAGACCAATAGCGATGCGGCGAATCCAAAGACCGTAATGGGAACGATTGTTTTTGTTCCAAATCGAGTTCAACCATGAGAGCTTGGGAGAAAAAGGCTTTTGGTTTTCTTGATAGCCTACAAGATCATAAATGGCCGTCAAAAATTGATCCTCAAAAAACTTGGGAAAAATATTCGTCAAGTTTTCTTTTATTCGTTAATGAAAATGGCAGATTGCCCTCTGGACACGCCGAAGAAATTACAGAACGATCTCTTGGTAGATGGGCGCAAAATATGCGTCAAGATTATAGAGATGGTAAGTTATCTATCGAGAGACAAAAGTTTTTTGAATCTATTCCTGGCTGGAACTGGAAAATAGATCTTGACAAGATTTGGATGCAAAAAAGGGAACTTATAAATACTTTTCTTATAGAGAATAATCGTTATCCATCAAGTTTTTCACAAGACGAAAAAGAAAAGAGCCTCTCCTTCTGGATATCCCTCCAACGTAATAATTACAAAAAGAATTGTCTCTCGCTGGAGAGAATAAAATCACTTGAATATCTTCCTGATTGGACTTGGGAAATTAATGATAAAAAATGGAAGGCTCAGCTTGAGGCTTGTAGACTCTTTGTTATCAAAGAAAATCGCTATCCAATTAGCCGTAGTTCTAATAAGCAAGAAAAAAAACTTGGAAACTGGATAGCTAAGATTCGCAAACTTCGCAAAAAAGGCGAATTATCTATCGAAAGACAAAGAGATCTCGAATCCATTCCCGGTTGGAAATGGGAAGTTCAAAATCAAAACTGGAAAGCTTTATTTGAATACACTAAATCATTTATCAATCTCTACAATAAAATGCCATCTCGTTCTTCCAATAATAAAATAGAAAGAAAAGCAGGAAAGTGGATAAGACAACAGCGTTCATGTTACGAAGAAAATAAACTCTCAACAGAACGACAGAATCTTTTGGAGTCTATTCCTAATTGGAAATGGTAAAAATGAAGATTTGGCAGAAAAAAGCGTTTAACTTTATGACTGCCATACCAGACCATAATTGGCCTCCTGTCTTTAGTGATTCTTCTTCAAAGAATAAAGAGGAACTCATTACTCTTGCTAAATCAGGAGCGAAAAGGCCTAGACAAAGAACCCGATTAGGACAATTTTTGTGCAACTACACAAATAAAAACAAAACTTCTTACGATCCAGAATTCGATAAACTCATTAGAAGTTTGAGAACTGATTGGTTTGCATAGAGCGATTCGGTTTATTTTGTGCCATTTTCTAGCCTATAATCACACCATGTCAACCATTGAAGAAAAACTCGGACCTGTCGTAATCCCGCCCGAGCAGACTGGCGGTGTTCCTGTCAAGTGCTGGACGAAAGATATCGATCCAGAAACCGGCAAGGCTGTTCTCAACCTTGAAGAAGGCGCAATTCGTCAAGCCTCAGAAGCGGCTCGCTTGCCTTGCGTCTATCGCCATGTAGCGCTCATGCCGGACGCTCATACAGGTTTCGGAGTCCCAGTCGGCTGCGTCCTGCCTCTTCATAATGCCGTTTCACCAAACGCGGTCGGGGTGGATATCGGCTGCGGCATGTGTGCATGGAATTCAGGTATCAAAGTCGCAGACCTTGATATCAAGAAGCTCATGACAACCATCGCCGCCGACATTCCTGTTGGCGAAGGTAAGAATCGCTCCAGAAGCGATCTTTGGCTTGGTCACAAGCGCATTGTTGACCATATTGCCGATGTCGAGAAAAAGGTTGACGCTGCAAAGGCTCTTTGCAAGACGCTTGACTATCCTGATTGGTCAAAGGCGAAAATCCAAATTGGCACGTTAGGCGGCGGAAATCACTTCATTGAGCTTCAGCAAGACGCAGAAGGCAACGCCTGGTTCATGCTTCATAGCGGCTCCAGAGGCCTTGGCGCTCAGCTTGCCAAAAAGTTTCATCACCTTGCTGTCAAGACCTGCAAGAAGTATTACACTCGTCTTCCAAATGAGGAGTTGGCTTTCTTGCCTGCTGACTCAGACGAAGGACAGTGGTACATTGCAAGCCTTTTGGCTGCGCAAGACTTTGCTCTTGCGAACCGTCTTCTTATGATGATTTGTTGCCAAGAAGCTTTGAGAGAGCAACATCATCAAACCAATCCTCTCAAGGATATCATCAACATTCACCATAACTACGCAACAATCGAACATCATCATGGCGAGAATGTTTGGGTTCACCGCAAGGGAGCAACGCTCGCTCGCAAAACAACCGTTGGAATCATTCCTGGTTCGATGTGCAGCAAGAGCTACATCGTAAAGGGTAAAGAAAACTCGGACAGTTTCAACTCTTGTTCTCATGGAGCGGGTCGTCCCTTCAGCCGTACCGAAGCGAGAAAGCGTATCGCTGCTGGTATCGATCCGCCTCAGCATCAGCAACTTGGAAAGGTTGAGTTGTTTGGTTCTGAGGATGTTCATGACGAACTCGGCTCTGCATACAAGAGTATTGACGTTGTTATGAACAACCAAAAGGACTTGGTTGATATTCAGATTGAGCTTCTGCCAGTCGCCGTTTTGAAGGGATAAGAGATGATTCCTCATTACTACGAAAAGAAGAACGGAATCTATGTTCTGCAAGTTGAACCGACTCGCGAATATAGAATCCGCAAAATCAATAGTAGCAAGTGGGAGTGGTCTGAATGGACCTTCGCTGACAACACAATGTCAATGACGGTTTCTGGGATTAAGAGTAAATTCAAGGATTGCGTTTTTGCTGTCGAGATGGATAACCAGTTCAAGCCAAGAGCCGTTGGCTATCCGCCTCGCAATCCTTGGAAAGAAAAGCATCACAATAAAGATGTCAAGCCCATAACCCCAGATAAGCTAAAGCCGTCAACTTCGCTTCCTAGCGCAGTTCTTGACGCCTTTAATCTTCTAATCTCCGCAAACTACAGAAACGGAGCTTCAAGAGTTCTCCAGAAAGACGTTGTTACTCGTCTTACTCAAGACGGCTTTAGTAGAGAAAGAATCTTCAAAGATAAGCTTCTTGACGTTGAAGAGGTTTATCGAGAGGCTGGTTGGGAAGTAGAGTACGACAAACCGGCTTATGACGAAAGTTATGAGCCTTACTTTGTGTTCAGAAAGAAACCAAATGGATGAGCAACTTTATCTTGCTATGTTCCGCAAAGGCATGATTGACGGAACGAACAGAAGCGTTTACAAGATGCTCGCTTCTAGCGAAAACTGGGAAAACCATCTTGCTGACGGAGATGTTCAGTTTTTCGCTGGAGGTATTCCCATTTGTCATATCATCTGGAATACCGTTGAGGCCTCTTCTGAAAACGAGGCTCTTTCTTTCTTTAACAAAGAAGCAATAAACGCTGACGGTTACGATCTTTTCATCATCTCCTATAACGAAGCAATGCGCATTGATAAGGGAGAGGCAGTCAATGAGTCTCCTGGCGCTATTCCCGAAGATACTGTCAAGCTTATCCAAGAGAAAGGCGACAAGTCGCAGTTTGTTCAGATAAGCAAGGAAGAACTGGAAAAGCAAATCAAGAAAGAATGAGGAATCTATGAAGAAGACTCTTTTAGTCGCAATGCTCGCCTCTTTACTTCTTGTTGGTTGCGAAGAAAAGCCAAGAAAGAAGTATGTAACTAAGTTCGAGGCGATATTCATGCATGCGCCTGGAACTTATAGCATTCTTCATAGAACTAGCGATAAGGGACTCGTCTCTTACTATTTTGGTCATGCATACGAAACTGACTACATTCTTCTTGACGACGTTCCTACTGAAGAGTCTTGTTGGGCTGAATACGAAGAAAGAGGTTGCGGTTGCGGAGGAAATAAGTCGAAAACAATCATCCATATTCATTCGCTTCAAGAAATTAGAGGCGGCGAGTATCAGTCTGGCAAGAACAATTACACAAAAACGAATAGGATAGAACCGTGACTCCTGATAGAAACTCTCCTGATTACGCAAAAACATCTGCTCAAGCAAAGCAAATGCTGACAATCATGCAAGTTTGCTTTGCAAACATGCAAGTCTGTATGCGCATGAATACCAATCTTGCGACTGGAAACATAACTCCAGAAATGCTCGCAAAGGTTCAAGACGATTCAGCCAAGAGAGTACAAGAAACATTTGATCGCTTCTTGGACAATGACGGTAACTCTCAGGGCTTTGAAATCATAACCAAGATTGCAAAGGCCTTGTCGGAAGAGTTCCTCATGGATTATTTCGCGGAACAAAAGAAGAATGCCCCCGAACCAGCCAAAACATGATCCGCTAACCATTGCGGCTAAGCTCCATTTCTGGGCCAGAAGATACGCTGACGGCAGAATGACCGGAGCAGTTCAGGAAGTCAACGACATGACTGAACAGCTACTTCTGCAAGGAGCCAAGCTTCAACCTGAAACGGCTGGCGATAGCAAAGGTTCTGTTTGGGCCTATGACGGAGACCCAAACCTTTGCGGAGCGAAGAACTACGAAGCGAAGTACGGCAAAGACGGCAAATCTGTAACTAAACTTTCCGAGCAAAGCCCAAAAATATGAGCAAGCCTCTTTCCTTCATAGAGCGCAGCATCTTCGCCAGTCGTTGGCTGCTCGTCGTTACCTCTCTAGGCCTCTCTGTTGGTCTTGCTCTGTATGCCTACAAGTTCTGTCAGGAACTATGGCATATGGCTTCGGAAATTGGCGAACTAAACTCTGAAAAGACAATGCTCTATCTCTTGGGGCTTGTTGATATCGCCATGCTTGCGAATCTGGTCGTCATGATCTCTATTGGAGGGTACTCAATCTTTGTTCGAGAGATTGACCCCAAGACAATCGAGAATCGTCCCAGGTTCATGAACCATATCACGGCCTCAGGTTTGAAGGTCAAGATGGGTTCTGCTCTTATTGGGGTGAGCAGCATCCACCTTCTCAAGAAATTTGTCGAAACGGCAGAGTCCTCAAACGTTGACGCTGCAAATTGGCATAAGATCGGAATCCTTGTTGGAATCCATCTCGTCTTTGTTGTCTCAACGTTCGCTTTGGCCTATATTGATAGGCCATACCCTGTCGTCGAAAACAAGAATAACCACTAAGAAAGGTAAGGTTTCTCAATGGCCTCCAAGCCCCGCTCGTCTCGTTCTTCGAGCAATGCTCCGTCTGCCCCGAATAACCCTGGTTACAGCACGATGATTCTTGTTCCTGCTCAGCAAGGAACAACTCCTGCGCCAGCGGCAACGCCGCCAACTCCGGCGCTTTCCATTCCGGCGGTTGCGCCAACCTCTCCTGCGTTTCCCTCTTCGTCGAACCCCATTGTTCCGAAGAAGGCCGCGAACCCGCCTGCTACCAAGCCGACTGTTGGTATCGAAGTTCCTCCGTTTACGCTGACGGAAACCAACAACCGAGTCACCCGAGGGCGTCACGTTCGCATTGTTACGCAAGAATACGAAATTGACAATCAAGACGGCAACCCTCCAGAAACGGGTTATCGTGAGTTTGTTCACTTGCGCAAGATGTCGGCAACCATTCTCCCGATGTGTCCCTCTGAGGGCAAGTTCCTTTTGATTCGTCAGCTTCGTTATCCCGCCTGGTACAACGCCAGTCAGGACACGACTAAGACTCCTCAGGAAGTCAACGAAGACGGTTGGCTCTATGAGACAATTGCTGGCGTTATCGAGCCTAACGATACTGCCGAAGCAACTGCCATTCGCGAAGCGCAGGAAGAGGGTAACTGCGTCATTGGTCCCTCTGATATCCGCTTGATTCACAAGGCAATGATGACGCCTGGCATTACGAACGAAGAGATGTCGTTCTATCTTGGCATTGTTCCCAAGACCAGCCCCGGCGGAGTTACTGGCCTTGCTAACGAAGGCGAGCATATCCGAGCCAAGTGGATGACTCGCGAAGAGATCCAGAAGCTTCATGCTGACGGTCTTATCCGAGACTGCAAGACGCTCATCTGCCTGTACGCCGCTCGTATCCTCTAATACAACGGCGAAACCAGCAACAATCAAAAGAAAGGCAGACGAGCGAATGAGCAGTGATCTCTCTATCGAGAAGAAGAAGAAGGAACTCGAAGAACTCGATGTCAAGGTCAATCGCCTTGTCTCCCCTGAGCAGCGCAGAGTTATGGAACTCCGAGCCTTGCAGGAAGCTCTCAAGGACTGATAACCAGAAAGAATGACCCGCCCGGATTACTCCCCGCAAGGGGAGTTTTCTTTTAAGCTTTTGTAGTTCAAAATTTGCGTGAATACTCAAAGATGGCCGCTCGTTGGTCGAAAAGAGTGTTGTAGAAGAGCCGTTTTGGAGGCTTTCAACGCAATAGAACGCAAAGGATAAGACTTATGGCAGAATCTAAAAGACAAACAGAATGGGCCGAACATTTCGAGCAGGTGAAACAATTCGCTGCTACTAATAAGAGGTGGCCTTCAACGACCTCTAAAGACGAAACCGAAAAAGCACTTGGACAATGGTGGAGCAGACAGAAGTACCTTCTTAGCAAGAAGGCTGCTGGCGAAAAGGCTCCTGGCATTTCCCCTGAAAGAGAAGGTCTTCTTAAGGGCCTCATTGACGTAAATGAGTCTCTTGAAAGAGACGGAATCTGGGAGACCCGCTATAAGCTTGTCGTTGCTAAGTACAAGAATGACGGTAAGCTTTGGCCTTATGCTTCGGAAAACGCAGAAGAGCAGAAGACTATCCGTTGGTGGAATCAGCAAAAGACCTTCGCCCGCAAATTTAAGGTGAAACCAGAGGAAGCTTATGGCGGCATGACTCAAGACCGATTTGAGAAAATCGCAGCCCTTATGAGAGCAATGGGTCATAGCATTGACGATAATGCAGAAGAAGCCGCAGATTCGCAGCCTCCTGCTAATGCGACTCCTTAATAGACCTAACTTGGAGAAACTGTATGCCAAAAATAAGTAACAATGAGGCGATTAATAATGAGATTCATACGATTGACGACCAGCGTAGACGGCTGGGGATTGCCTCTTTGCATGGTAAGGTAAAGGCATGCATGCATCTTCTTCAATACGCTGACAAGATCTGCGCCGAAGCCTCAGTTTCCTATGAAGACCCCGCTAAAACAGAAGCTCATTTATACTCCTGCTTAGAGGGTATCTTTACAGCCTTGACGGAAGTTAAAGACCATGCTGAAGTTGGTCAAACTCTTTGCTCTAAGATAGTTGGCGAAAAGATAGTTCCCCCGTTGGAAAAGTTCACTCTTACGATGAGAGTTGAAAACGGCGTATCCTGAACTAAACTTTCCTGATTTAGAATAGTGAGATTCAAAATTATCAATCTCACTATAGGTTCGAGGTTAAAATGGACAGTTACGACAAAGCTATTGAATATCTAAAGAACAACCCGTCTCAAATTGTAGACATATGGGACGATCCTAAGAGCCATTTCTCAGGAGTCTTGTTTCAATCTGTAACTCCAGACGGAGTAGGTCAAACAAATCCTTGTGGAGAGTTTTGCGGAGATATCTGTGAAATTCATTCCAACTTGGCTTCTGCATGGACAGACGAGCTTACAGAAGAAATTCTCGAAGACTTTAGAATACCTGAAATCTTCGCAAGCCATGATTACAAACCAAGAATAACTGTAGAGTTGTTGCCTTTGTTTGCAGAATGGCAAAGAAAGATTGATAAGGTTCTGAATAGAAACCCAGAGAACTTCAAATATGAAGAATAAACTCGGCAATAGCGGAGTTATTATGTTTCATTCAGGAAGCGGACCTGGTATTTCTCAGTACGCTTCTCAGCATTTGAACAAGACTCCGCAACTCGTAACAGTGCAAGCCATGTCCTCAATACCGACCGAAGAAGAGCAGAATCTAACTCTCAAGTTCCTCAAGGAGCTTTGCGAGTATCCGATTCTCTACGTCAATATACGAGTTGTTGCAAGTGAGAACCCATGCGCGGACAAGCACTTCGCTGTAACCGTCAGCAATAAAGAGCCTGAAACAAACAACGAAACATTGGAAGCGAAGTATCCGGTTGACGCTATTGCGGCTGATATCTTCTTTAGCTATGAAATCAACTCTTTCATGACAAACCTATCTCTCCATTGGGCAAAGCTCATTTGTTCGATTCTTACTTTTCGCGGACATGAAGTGTTTTTCAACAACAAGATATTCGTTCCATTCGAGAATGAGTTATGATTGACGAGAATGGCGCTCTTACCCCTGTCAAGAACAATCTTGAACACTCTAAACTTGTCGAAGAAATCTTTGACAGCGTAGTAATCTATTTGCATCTGGTAGGAGAAAAGGATTCAACTTCTCTTGCCATATCAAATATCCCATTCACAACAGAAGGCTGGAAAGACAAGTTGCACTTGGTAGAGCTTGATCCTGAACTTTCTGTCGCCCTAAACTCTAGCGACCTCATTGGAGTTTCCTACAATGTGCATCGCAAACTCATGTACAACTTTGCCTACATCCTCTCCATAAGAGGACATGAGGTTTACATTTGCGTTAGCAAGAACCCTGGTCCAAAGAACGGTAACTACATTCATTACTCAGCCTCCCTGAAAGAGAGACTGACACAAGAAAAGGAAAACCATGATCCTCGCTTTGCTTAAGCTCATCCTCGGCGGCATCCTGCTCTTCTCTGCAATGCAGCTTTTCTCAGCCAAAGAAGCTTCAACAATGCAGAAGGGACTGGGAATCGGCATGGGTATTGTTGCTGCCATTCTTCTTCTCCCGATGCTTCTTACATTTACGTTTTACGCAATAGGCGTAATCGTCTTGGTGATCGTTGGCTACCTGATTGTAAAGACGTTGGCATGAGCCATTCGAACGAAGAAATCTATCACAACTGTAGGGTATTGTCACCTGAAGGCATTGAGATGTTCAGGTGCCACCGGAAGAAGTTCAATTGGTATATCAAAAAGGGCTTGGCGGCGCTCGAACCAAACTCAACAGACACGATAAGACTCAAGTTCAAACCTAACGGTCTTGGTTGGGCTGGAGATCATTACTATCTCCAAGATAGAGAGAACAAGTGTTGTTGCTGCGGGTCAAATAAAAAGCTGACGAAACATCATGTTGTTCCCTATTGCTATCGTAGGGAGTTTCCTGACGACATTAAGGATTCTAACTACTATGACGTTTTACCTCTCTGCGTAGACTGTCATACTATATACGAGAAGCATGCAACCGAAAAGAAAAAGTTTCTGGCAGAGAAGTATGACGCTCCCTTGCAAGGGATCAATAACATCAATGAGAAACAGGCTCCTAAGTATGCTAGGACTCTTGTTCAATACGGCCATTTGATTCCTGAAGACAGAAAGCTCCGCTTGCTTGAACAGATCCAGCAAGAAACAAACAAGCCTTCTATCGGTAATGAAGACCTGAAAAAGATTGCTGGGAAGAAGGCAGGTCAACCTGAGGAATACATTTCTCACTCGCAAATCGTCGTCTCCAAGATTGAAAACTTCCAAAGTTTCGTGGAAGAATGGAGAGAGCATTTTGTTCAGACGATGAAGCCTAAGCATCTACCGAAGCATTGGAACATAAAGCGAGATTTACATGGTCGAAAGAGAAGAAAACGAAAGTCAATGCGCCGCAACAAAGACCGCCCCAGTACGAGTTGAGGCGATTCTACCGAAGATTTTTTGTGCTTTCACTTCTTTTCTTGGTTGCCTAGTATTACTTGTCGCTCCGTTCTACGTTCCTCTCTTGAACCTGCTTGGAGCGATGGCTGTTGGGGTAGGGTCTGCTATCCTTTCTGCATTCATGGCTTTTGTTGCGGTTAGCGGGTTTGGCTACGCAACAAAGTTGACTGCAACGAAAGGATCTTCGTTTTCTTACTTCTTGACAGTCTATATGGTTTCGATGTTTTCTCTTTTGTTGTCACTGGTAAGCTTCTGTAGGTTTACCGTTTGGAGTTTTGGCTATTTCTTTGGTATGAAGATCGATTGGACTTTCATACCGGCATAAGGAGTTTTTGAATGGATACGAACAGTTCATCGTCCGCAACGCCCCCGTCGAATATCTTGACCGCAACTGGCAGCCCTGGTAACCAGCCCCAGCCGCCTTCGAAGTCATTCGGAAGCAGCACTTTCCGCCGCATTCTGCTTCTGCTTGCAATCGCTGGAATCTTGGGCGGAGGATACGTCTGGTATACCTCTCGCCCTGAGCCGGTAACGCCTCAGGCATCGGCTCCAGGCAACCGCAACAGCGCTCAGCCTGCTGCAACGCCAGCGCCGTCAACAACGCCGACGACTGGTACGGCAACGCCTAGCTCGAACTGATAGAAAACACTCCCTGGCAAATGCTGGGGAGTTTTTCCGCGCAAAGAGAAAGCAGAGATGACAAACCCTATTAGAACAGCATTCTACGGATTGCTCTTTGCAATTCCAATGTATCTGTTTTTCGCAGCGTTGGCTTATTACCTCAACCTGTCGATTCTTTTCAAAGTCCTCTTCGTTTTCATTTGCATTGACGCCTTTTTCATTGTGTTCTGCGGGATAATACTGTTCTCGCGAAAAGCGTTCAACCAACGCAGCAAAGACGTTTATGCTGACCGTATCGATCACCAAGTCTTCGAATATCAAGAAGAACAAAGACTATAAGTTGATAACATTCGGAGAGAACCAGCTTCATCACTATGGGACGCTATGCAGGCTACTTGAAACGCCAGAAGACTTCAATCCGTCCCTGCTCGCTATAACAAGAAAAGATAAGAAGCCAATATGCTTGGCTTCTGTAACGAAGAACATGCAGAGAAAGGGAATGTGCGATGCTTCGCCGTCGTCGCCCCTTAGCTCTGTGTTTTCATTCCGGTTCCCTAACTTTGAGATCATGGCTTATACAAAGCCTGACCAACGAAGAAAAGGAATCGGAGAAAGAACAATTAAGCTCCTGCTCAAGTCAGCGAAAGTCTCGTTTGACGATGTTATCTATGTATACTCGCAATCAATGGTGAATATACTTAGAAGACTCGGCTATAACAATGTCACAAACCTCCATGAATACACGCCTTGAAATAGAACTACCCGTAGAGATACCCTTTACCGAGATAAAGGCGCTTGGCGTATTTGGCGACGTATTCAGGTTTGAAATTCGAGACGAAGCAAACAGGGACCATATTCACTTCAAAAAGGAACACTTCACTTCTAACAAAGAAGAAGCGGTCTTGGAGCTAAAAAGAGAACTCGACGAACGAGAACTCTTCCTAGTGAAAGTTATGAAGGGTATAATCCTCACAGGGAACGAACCCTCGGAAATGATCCCTGAATCCTGGTACATCGTTTATGCTCAAAAGTACCCAACCATCGACCTCGCCGACCTTCCCTTCTGAACTAAACTTTTCAAGGTTCGTTCGCAACGTCGCCATCGTCACTCTCCTGTTTTTTGTGCCTTCAGTCATTCTGCTGGTAGTTGTTACCCAGAAGAACTTTGGCGCAGAAGAAGCTATGAAGATGGCTGCGCTCCACGCTGTATTAACAACTATGTCGTTTGTGCTTGTGGTCCCGGTGGACTACAAGTTCTACTCGCTCGCAAAGAGCAAGAACTGAGGTATTTGCATGATGCGTTACATTTCTGAAGGAAACGATCTATACAAGAATGACGCCGACAAAACCTGGGTCGCAACTTTCCAAGACCCCGAAGATTGCAAAGCAGTAGCTGATTCATTGAACTCAAAAGGACCAGAATCTTATGAAGAACAATACGAAGAACTCTCAGAACTCGAACCTGCTCTCTGCTAAAAGAGCAGCATGGATTCTGCTGTTCCTCGAACCAGCGATCGTGTTGTATGTACTCTTCATGACATATGGAGTATATACCTGGGACAGCAAATATAACTCAACAGACAAAGGTATTATGATTGCGGCGTCAATTGTAATACTCGTATGCTGCGTCCCCAGCTTCATACGCTCAATCAAAACGATCCGCTCATGATCATCATCTCAGTATCATCTCAACACGAAGAACCTTGGTTCGTTTTCGCGCAAAAGAAAGAACCGCTCCAAGACGGTTTCTATCAATGCGACCTGAGAGATCAGTTCTTTATCGTTGAAACAATCTACACTAAGAACGCCGGCAAAGGCTACTACCAGAAATTCAAGACGATCAACGTAACAAGAGGAACCATATCAGACGGATTGCCGTCTCATCTTGAAAGTTCCCCTAACTCTCATGTTCGCAGACTGTCAGGAAACGTAGAGGTGAAAGTTGAAATTCCTGCTCCAACTACTCATAACGTTCCTGCTAATCCTCACCCCAATCCTGTTCTTTCAGCTTTGGGAATATCTGCGCCTCCGCAAACAGAGACAATATCACAAAGCGCAACTCCAGGAACTTGACCAACTCGGCAAGGCCGCTGTCGAAGAAGTAAAGAAAAACAAGACAATCTAGTGGTTTTCTCAGAGCCTAGGATTACTTATGAGCGATACCCCTCTCATTCAGCAAATCGTTGAGCAAGACCTGATCAACAAGAAATATGTTGAGCCAGAAAAGACCGCATATAAGGTCTCTGGTAAAAAGAAAAAGAAGCTCAAGAAGGCTCGTAAGGAAGGCAATGAAAAACTTGCCAAAGAAGTCGCTCTCAGGTTTGTTGAGGCTTCGAGATACCCGCTTGATACAAACTCCATCTCAACCTGCCAAATTAAGTCCTTTGAAGGTAGCTATAGCGGCGAAGGCTACTCGCAAGCAATGGGCTTCTCTGTCCCCAGCGACATCCCAGGCTCCAAAGTCCTCTCCATCGACCGGCTCCATGTCGCCCTCTCTAATGTTCAAAGCGCCATCTCAAGAGTTACCAAACTCGACGCTATCTTCAACTTCAATCATAAGGACGCTGTAAGCTGGTCGCTCGCGCCTTACTACGAACAAATTCTCGCGGAAATCGAAAGCCTCCCCAGAATAACCCTCACCGAGTTCTTCGAGAACTACAACACCCGCTCCTGCTACATCCTTAAGATGGGCAGAGTCCAAGAATGCCTCGACCCGCAGTTCTTAGAGCTTTGTAGAAAGCTCCACGCCAAGATCTTTACAACCAGCCAATCTTTTGCGAATACCGTTGGCTTCTTGTCAGCCGTTGTTCGCCAAATCGCCGTTCGTAAGGTCGCCCTGCCCGAAAATCTCAAGAAGGCCCTCGAAGAAGTTAACAAACACTTCCTCTTCTTTGCTGTTGTCCCCGGCAGAGTCTTCTACGCAGGTCATAAGGCCTCGTTCGTATCCTCAAGAGTCGTACAGGCAAACAATACAAAGCGACTCGTTCTTCATAACGAAAAGTCCTACGCCTTTAAGAAGAGCGGCAAGGCAAGTTATTACTACTTCAGAGGCAGAGATTGCCCTGAATGGGTTGTGACTTGCAAGGCTAAGGATATGGAGAAGCGCAAAACCGCCTTCTTCCGCTTGAACGTCGAACAGCGCAGAGTTATCCTCGAAAGACTTGGCCCAAAGTCTATCGTTCGATCTCTTGGCGCTAAGACCATCGACACGCAGGGAGATTATAAGCTCCTCGAAGTCGAAATCCCGGTTTGGAACGGATGGTCAAGTTCCAGAAGAGCTTGTAAGTTCCTCCAAATGAAGAACCCCTCAATGGACGATTACCACCTTGAGGGCGTTGATAATAGTTGCAATACCGTTGAAGACGCTATTAAGTGGCGCAATCACGGAGCAACAACATTGCCCCTCGCTTTGACCTAATAACGGGTCAAGGTACAACCAAAGGAGTTTAGTTATGGCCGCGAAGAAAAAGCCTGCAACCAAAGCCGCAAAACCCGCCAGCAACGAGGTTTACTACCAGCAGGGAGACGTTCTGCTCTTCAAGATTGACGAGCTTCCCTCCAAGCTGACCCCTCATCACGAACCCGTTGTTGCTTATGGCGAAGTCACCGGACACTCCCATAAGCTCAAGGGTAAGGCTACCGTCCTTAAGTCCAAGCCTAAGAAGGGCGAAGAAGTCGAAACCTACGTCGATGTCCAGGAAGACTCGACTATCGAACATGAGGAACACAAGCCCATCAAGATCCCGAAGGGCAAGTACAAGTCCAAGATCGTTCGCGAAAGAAACCACCTGCTCAGCCGTACCGAGTATGTCCAAGACTAAACTTTCGCTGTCGGCCTTTCTCCCTCCTCAAGGCCCTGCTTGCTCTAAAGGCAGGTATGGGCCTTTTTTATGTTGGCAATAGTTGAACTTGTCCTTGGTCTCTTAGAGTTCTTATGCGAACTCATACCCCTGTTTTCGCGCAAAAAACAAAAGTTGAAACAATGAACAGCCTCACCCCAAAGCAAATGCAAGAACTCGACCAGGTAACGGCAAAGTACGTTGACCTTATAACGCCTTCTCTCAAAAGACTCTATGATAACCTCATAGAGTCAGGTGTTCCAAAAGAAGTCGCAGCACAAGCCCTATCAAGAGCAGCCTCAGACCTGTTCATGTCGTTCCTTGGTATTAAGAGAGAATAACACAAAATGGACACCATCCTGACAATCCTCAAGTTCATTGCCATTGGTATTGGAGTCCTCATCGCTCTTCCTATAGTCGTTGTTCTCCTTGGAATAGCTGTCTCTATACTCGGCGCTATCGTCGAAGCGCTTGGAGTCGTCCTGCTCTTCCTCGTCGCAGCCGCCGCTAGCTTCTTTAATGCCTTCCTCGAAGCATTCTTTACCCCAAAGAACCCAGAAACTAAAAAGAGGTTTTGATCATATGCTAAAAATTAGAAAAGAGTCCGCAATCCTTGTTACTGGTGCAATCACCCTTCTTGTTATCGCATTCTTTATTGTCTTCTTTGGCGAAAAAGCTGCATTTTCCGCGCAACAAAAGAAGTCCTCACAACAAAGCCAGAATCGACTTGCCTCCAAAGAAGAAAAAGAACGCCTCCAACAATATATCCAGGAAAGAAAAACTAAAATAGAAGAAAAAAGAATCGAGGCTGAACAAAACAGAATAGAAATACTGTCTAAAGAAATACAAGAACAACAAATGCAAGAACAAGAACGATTAGCCCTCATAGAAAATCAAAAGAGAGAACAAGAAGCCCTACAGAAAGAATACCTGCCTCAAATCCAACCCATTAACTTCACCATCACTCCCTGGCAATATAATAGAGAACAAGAGTTCTCTGTCTTCGTTCTCTATGACATTACTAATAAACAAGAATATCTTGTCATCAAAACAGGACTCGGAACTCCAAACCCCTCTGTATCCATAACCCCAAGAATCAAACCGTAAAATCAAAGGAAAATATATGAACATGATACGAAAGATTAAGAGCCTCCTCGCTAATCCTAAAATCCAAATCCCAATCATCTTCGCCTTCTCCTGCTTCATCCTCGCTAGAATAGCACAACTGTCCGCTCAGTAAACATTTTGAAAACTTCGAAAATGTTGTAGTAAAAAGCTTTGTGGTAAGTCAAACAGAGAACATAAATGAATAAATTTTGTAAGATTTTTACGATTTTTATGATCTGGGCTGCGCTTTACCCTCTCTTTGTTTTTGCTGTCAATGGACTATGCTACGAAGCCCTGATTGTCACACTCGCCGGATGGAGCATCGCTTTTGTAATAACACTGCTCATGGTCGCAACTTGCGATATCCCTGAAGCCTTCAATAATGTAGAAATTAACTACGCTCCTGCTCATGCCTTTGTTCCTGTTGTTTTTACCCTAAATCCTAATTTCCGCGCAAAACCAAAATCTTCACAATACCAGCACCAGTAAAGAAGGCGACAGCAGCAACAGCAATGGAGCTAACAACCCGTGCAGAATGACAAAACTCCCCAAGTCCTCGTCCAAAGAGATTATCTCACAGTACGAGATAATGTCCTCAATGAAATATACAAAGAACTTAAGGCTTCCCTGCCTCAAGAACTGCTCCTAGAAGTAGAGTATGACTCCCTCCTAATACCTACTATCTTTGTCAAAAGTTATAAGCATAGAATACTCTGGGTCAAAACTTATAATACCCACGCCTCTATAGATTTTACACCAGACGTAACAGACTATAAAGAGAAAGACTTTGTACTCGACGATCTCCTAATGTCCCCTACAGAAAAATGGTCCCTCCTCGAAACCAAACCAGGCCAACTCGTAGCCTCCTGCTATGACCCAAATCTCGAAATACAAATCATCGAAGCTATCGCCCACACCTCAACAAAACTTAAGCTCTCAAAACCAATCTTCAAACGAAAAGGTTATGACCTGCAATCATAATTGACACTCTTTCGAAACCTTCGAAAATATCACACTAGCAAATCTTGTACTAAAGAACCAGTAAGGTAATAAGAATGAGCAAATCTTTCAAGATATTCTACATCGCAACAGCTTTGTTCTTTGTTATTATACTTCTTGAAACTCTTGTTAAAGAGTTCAACCCAGTAACGTTCTTTATTGCTATGATTTGCTGGATACCATTGCTCGCTATCGCAATCATGAATGAACAAATCATTGATTCAATCTCTTTGTTGTACCAATACAATATCGAAAGAGATAGAGAACTCGTTAAGCAGATCGAGCAGTCTAAAATAGGCTACCCTCCCGCTCATGCTTTTATACCCGTACTATCTCAGTGTCCTGCAAATCTTGATATAAAGAAGGTAGACAGCCGACCTGTAATAGAAAATCAGAACATTGTAGCAATAGAAGAGCAAACGAAAGAAAATGTAGCTGTTAAGAAAGAATAGAAGAACATAACCCTTCTGGTGAAGAAAGAATAAGGTTTGTAGTAAGAAGAGTTAGAATATTACCCCACTTTGCCCCACTATTCACCACATGCTCCCACTTCTTGTTCATTAGCGCCTTTAAGTTCTACCAACTAATATCTAACATTCACAAACTACAATCTTATAAGTTCTGACACTGAATACTTGTAACACTGAATACTTGTAACACTGAAATGGACCACTGCGCAATGTTTCTAACACTGAATCTATCTTTGCAAGTTCCGCCCACTGCGCCAGCTTTCCATTACGCCTTCGTTTGGCTCGTTATGAGCGTTGTTACAAACTTTCTCATAGAGAATACAAATAGACGAGAACTTTCTACCAAAGAATACTTTTTAAGTTTATTCCTATGGCCGTTATTGCTATTTATATTTTGCTTAGCTGTTCTATTTGAGGCCATAGAATATTTAAGGCTTTGGATATGCAAAAGAAAGTACGGTAAGCGGTTCTTTTGGGATTTCTGGAGGCATTAAAGACAATCACCCTCCATAGCGAACTATGAAGGGTGATTGGAACATGCTTCGTTCCGACCAGAACGGAGAAGAACTGGAAGGGCGAAGCGAGCCTCTAGGGGGCCGACCAACAGCCCTATGCTTCTCCGAAGGGCAGGAAAGAGGGCAAAGGGCGGGTGGTGGCCTCTAATGGGAAATGCCGACAAAGTTTAGTCCTAGGGGGCGGTTAGGAGTTTGGTCATGCGAGTAAGGCGTTTGGAAGCTGAATGGAATGGCGGCAAGGCGACGGTAGACTTGCGGGGCGAGTCTGGTAGTCCATTACCTATTGTTGGGATAGTAGGCGGGAACGGCTCAGGGAAAAGCATGCTTCAGAAAATGGCATTGCGGCTATTTCGGAACGCTATGTATCCTGATACGAGTTTTGCGGATTGGGCTGTTGTGAACGGGTATGGGGAACTGGAGTATGGAGGCGCAATAGCTACTGGTGTTGTGAAGCAGGGTAAAGTAGTGCAAAGTTTGGTATTTCCTGATACGGTCTTGAAGGAGCGTCAGGTGTTAGGCGGGTTGCTTGGGTACAACTCAGCATTATGCATGAGGTCGTTTATTAGTGGTAGTGCTTTGGATTCAGGGGGACTTGGGGTAGAGATGGTTCGTTCTGTGTTGACTGATTTGTACAAGGGGGAGATAAGGAACTCTGTTATCTGGGTTGATTCGTTTGATGTCGGGTTGGATGATTCTTCTGCGCGGGAATTTTTGAAGGTTCTAGTTAAGAAGAGTTTGGAGAGGGACAATCAGTTGATTGTTAGCACTGCGCGGCGAGAGTTACTTTCTGGTATTGGCGAGGACGCTATCCGCCAACTCAGCGCTGGCACGAATGTCGTCGAGAAGATTCTCAAGACCCTCCGGTGAATTATATTCTTCTTAAGAAGAATATAATTAGAGATGAGCCACTGTGCAACGTTTTCTGCCACTGATTTAAGAAAACTTATAAGCGGAATCTTGGAGGGCAGTGAGTTCTCTGAGGTAGGTATCTTTATCAGTATGGAAAGTGAACTTGAGGCCTGTGTTAAGTCTGAGTAGATTTTCGATAAGGCGGGCTGTACGGTTGGAGCCTTCTTTGAAAGGTTTGATACAAGCGAAGGAGAGGGAGGTAAGGTAGATCTGTTTTTCTAGGTCTTCCCAATGTTCTTTTTCCATGAGGATGGGCGCTTCGATACCTTCCTTGTACTTGTGATAAGTTTTAGAGTAATTTGAGAAGAGGGAGGCTAGGAGGGGTTTGATCTGGTCGGGAGGGGGCATAAGGCGGTGGCCGAGGGCTTTAGGTTCTTGGCGGTAGTTACCAAGTTCTTCGGGTAGGGGGTAATCGATCTGGTTAAGGAGTTCTTGACCTTTGCGCGAAAAATCGTGGAGTAGGTTTTTATGAAGTTGTCTGACCCAGGGGAAGAGCTTATCAAAACTTGCAGGAGTTATTAATTCTGGTTTTGGGATAAGCTCAGGATTTTTGGCGAGGTTGAATATGAGATGGAGGCAGCGCATTTGACCAGATACGGCTGCGTCTGCTCTTGTCGGTATAAGAAGATGCGCTTGAATCTGGTCATACTTGTGATTGATTCTTTCAAAAGAATTAGAATGCATGATAAAGTTAACTTTATCGTCTTCAGAGATTTCAGGGTAATATCTCTGGTCAAAGTCTGTCATAGGAATAAGTTCTTCCATAAATACCTGCCTTTCGGGATTTGCAGCGAATCGCTGACACGTTTATCGGAATGGTTATGAGTGAGGGCGTAGGTTGATAATGGTTATGAGTGAGAAAGCGGGCTGAATCAGCGGCTGCTTGGAAGTGGAGAAAAGCAATCGAAAAAACCGCTTTAGGGCGCTGCTGAGGCGTATTTCAGCATTTTGGTAGGCTATGTCGAATGCTTTTGCATGTGCAGGTGGAAAAGGCGGAGCCTAGAATATCTTCAGACGAGGGAGCGGAGAGCTACGACGGTTGACAGTCAACTGGAGTTTTGTAATGCCAAGAAAGAACAAACAACTATACATGGACGTAGCGGGTCATGCAAATACTCCGCTTTCTGCGCGAAAAGCGGTTGTGAACGGTCGAGGCGGCGAGTCCAGGGTTCCTCGCAAGTACCATCTGAAGGCGGACAAGCTCATTGAGATTCGTCGTCAGATGCAGGAAGCCGGTCATTTCATTTCGCCGTATGGCGCAAATCGTCTCTACAGCTTTATTATCGACTCTCTTGTTGCATTAGGAGCAGGTAAGCCGCATCCTGTTTCTGTTGTTTACAAGAAGTTCCAGGAGATTGCTTCTAAGCCTGAGACGACGAAGGCTGGCAAGACTGCATGGCAGCGATTTGCGGAGCGTCCATGTCGCAACGCTGAAACTGGGCGAGACGATTTCACTCGCTTCCTTCAGAACATTGAGGTTCTTCAGCGTTTGGGCGGCAATCATCCGTATGGTTTCAAGCTGGCGCAGGTTGGAGCTTGCATTGACATTGTTGTTGACGCAACTCGCCAGGTGAAGGTTCAGTTACGAACTGGCATTGCTGACGGCGACCCTGTTCAGCCTTTGAACACGAATCGCAAGCGCAAGTATACAAAGACGGTTGACAGTATTCCTGCGGGCTTGATTATCAACGAGCTTGAGCAGACTTCGGCTACGGAGGCGGAAGAGTTCGAAGACAGCGACGAGATTGAGGTCGAAGACTGAGTTTTCGACTATCGAGATAGCTAGATACCCGTGGAGAGGCGTCTCAGTTTGTTGCTGGGACGCCTTTCTGTTTGTATGGTATGTATTGGGGTGGGACTAAACTTTCGGCTGAAGGGCGGGACGTATGCGGGTCACAAGGTTGACATTGAGATGATTGCTCGCAGGAACAAGACTGACCCTGCGGAGTTCATCATTGCTTGCGACGAGAAGAACAGGTATGGGGCTACGGGTAAGCGGGCGGTCTTCCGTCATACGGACAGAGGGATTTTGTCCATCCCCAATGTTGGAGATTTGACTCGGTTTGGCTACAAGGAGGAGTAAGGAGCCAGAACTAAACTTTTGGCGACCTTGAAATTGAGGTAAGAGAGGCTTTGCATGCCTAACTGTTTGCAAACCTTAGAGAAAAAGTTTGGGGAGAACTAAACTTTTCCGCGAAAATTGAGGTTTACAAGGTTGACTCGTATAAAGGTACGAGTTAGAGTAAGGAACAGAACGCCGCCCAGGACTAAACTTTCTTGGGAAAACAGAAAGGGCGTAAGAAGAAGTTGGTTGAGGCAAAACAGACGCCTAGAACTAAACTTCTTTCGGATTCTTGAAGAAGAGACAACTGAGGGCGACGAAAAGTAGTAGTCGGTTCTTGGAAGTCAACGGAAGCCATAAGTAGGAGTAATACAAATGGCGAAGGGCAACACTCAGAACGGCGGAACGGTTTCTCTGGCGGATGCGCAGGCGCAGGTTGAGGCGGCTCAGGCTGCCTTGGAGACGGCGCGGCAGGCGTCCCTCGCTTCGGCGACGGCTCGCCTGGCGGAGTTGGATGCGGAGCGGGCGACGGTGGCGGCTCAGATCAAGGAGTTGGGCGGCAAGGTCGGCAAGGCCACCCGCAAGTCCAGCGGGTCTCGCGCCTCCAACGACGTTTCGCTCATCACGGCGGTCGCGACGGCTCTCTCGACCTCGAAGAAGCCCCTCTCGACCACCGAGGTCTGCGAGGCGGTCAAGGCTGGCGGCTACAAGACCAGCGCCGAGAACTACCCCACGATGGTCGCGCAGTCCCTCAGCAAGCTGGCGAACCTCCGCATGGGCAACTCGCCGGTCGTTGTCCGCCCCGAGCGCGGCCAGTACCGCGCCGGCAGCGGCATGACCCGCTACCTCGCCAACCCCGACAACGCGACGGTCATCGAGGGCGAGTAATCCAACAACGTCCGTCGTCCCTTCAAGCCCCTGCTCTACGGAGTGGGGGCTTTTTCTTTTCTCTCTTGGAAATCGAGAACTAAACTTTCCGAATAGGGTTGAAAAGCGTAAACTTCACCAACGGAGATACCAAGCCAATGCCTAACGTTACGGTTCCCAAGTCGTTCTTCGTCAAAGAGCGCCGCATGTACTCGAACTGGCAGTTCGCCTTTTGGCGCGAGCTTTTTCAGAACTCAACCGACGCCAAGGCTTCTCGGATTGACGTTGAGATTGTTAAGAAGGACAATGGCGTTATTGGGATCTCCTTCGACGACAACGGCACCGGCATGAGTCGCGAGGTTTTGGAGAACGTCTATTTCAGTCTTGGTTCAACAACCAAGACGGGCGGCTCAACGGTTGGCGGTTTTGGCCGAGCCAGGCTGTTGACTTGCTTCTCTATGAAGAACTACACGATTCATACCCAGGACAACTTGGTTCAGGGCGAGGGCGGTTCTTACGACATCGCAACGGTCGATTTGCGGCATGGCTGCTTGCTGCAAGTTGAAATCGAGGACGAGAGCTACGACCGTTTGTTCGGCGAGCTTGATAACTACCTCCGTAGTAGTCAAATGTACTGCGACGTTTATGTTAATGGCGTTCGCTTTGGTCATTGGTGTCACCGCCGTCAGCTTACTCGTCAGCTTTCTCTTTATAGCACACCCTTTGCGAACGTTTATGTTAACAAGTCGGCTGCGAATCATCGGCTGCTTGTACGAGTTTCTGGCGCGGTCATGTACAGTCAGTCGATTGGAGCCAAGGCTCAAGTCATTGTCGAGGTTGAGCCGAGCTTGAGCCGAGAGGTTCTGACGGCCAATCGAGACGGTATGCACTCGATGTATTCTTCTGTTCTTGAGGCATTTGTGCAGGAGCTTGCCGTTGATACAGTTTCGGCTCTGAAGCCTCGGTTCAAGAAGAAGGACGCCACGATCAAGGGTCGCGGTCTTATCTTCTCGGTTTCGCCGAAGGCCGGAACTAAACTTCCGAAGAAGGAGGTTGAGCCTGGCGCTGAAGTCAAGGTTCTGGCGGCTGCTCGCGCTTCGGGTTCGGTTTATACAAGGCCTGTTGAGGGCGAGGAACCTGTTCGTCGGTCTGCGATTCTGGATACAACAACGGTTCGCGCTGCGGAAGTCATTGGCGGGGTTTTGGGCGGCGGCGAAATGCTTGACCGTCTTATGAATACTCCCGCTGTTGAAACGATTCCGAGCCGAGTCGGTAAGAAGTATCACAGCGGTCTGCCTGACATCTTCATGGACGACGATACGGAGAACGAGAAGATTCGGAAGGTTATTGATCTTTACAATCCTGAGAACTGGATTGTTGCTGCTCAGGGCGACACAACTTATAACAAGGGCTTTACTATGTACAAGCTCTTGATGTTGTGGAAGGTTGCCTGTCAGTATGCGATTGACGCCATGATGAAGAAGCATGAGTCGATTGCGCAGGTTGTTTGGGGGATTGGTTGGACGTTCTCGGATACTGCTACTGCGAAGCACATGTCGGTTGACGGCGGTTCAGCGTTGCTGTTGAACCCTGTTGACAAGGACGGCAAGCTGCGGTACGGTCTGCGGGACCAAAAGGACCAGAAGACTCTCATGGCCTTGGCAAAGCATGAGGTTGCGCATACGATTCATAGTTGGCACAATGAAGAGTTTGCGTCTTTGCTGACGGACATTGACGAGTATTTTGACGAACGGGAGGTTTACAGAGCAATGCGGGAAATGTTGGACAGCCTCAACTAGAAGTGACAAGTTTTCCACAACTAATCCCGATTGCAAAATCTTCAGAAACCTAGCCCTATCTTGCTTTTACAGACGTTTTCATGTACGATATCTTCGTTGCCTCGGAGACGGCGGCGGAAAAGAACCTTGATTTCCTGACAATGGGCTAAATGGACTTAGCCTATTCGCTGATCAGAAAAGGATTGCTTATGCCTTTAATCAGCCCAAAAGACGAGAGCCTTCTGGAACCTCTTGCAGAAGAGTTGACCAGGAGGCTGTCGTCGAATACCGGCTTAACGGTTGACCGCTTCAAACTGCGGGAGTTTATCTTTTCCCGCGCCAAAAAAGAAATCTTGAACCAGCATCCTGATTGGGCTGAAGAGGGCAAGCTTCAGCCTGGGGCGCTTATGCGTCAATCGCAGGCCAATGCTGTCATTGATTTGCAGAACTTGACTCCTGAGATGTTTGAGGAGATTACAGAGTTCTTCAATGAACCGCCTGAGCCGGTCATTGAAGTTCCTTCTCCAATTGTTTTCCAGCCCAAGCTCAAGGAGAAGCAGGTTCTTCGAGAGATTGACCAGAGGGTTGGTCCATTCGGGAAGACCAGATTGCACCTGGCAGTTGACGCTCAGAACTTTGATGAAGTCAAGCGACTTGTTGAAGTTGAAGGCGCAAATGTTCATGTAAAAGACAATGCAGGGAAGACCCCTTGGGACCGCGCTAACCTTGCGGATTTCACAGAAATCGCCACTTATTTGGCGAACTTCTGAATCTGAAGCCGAACAGGGGCGTATAACAATGAAGACTTCCTACATTTGCCCTAGATTTCGTTCTTTTCACTTGCAAATCGTTGCAACCTCATGTACAAGGTTCATAGTATGTTTGAGAGTACGGGAACTCTCAAGAACGAAACGCCATGATAACCATGAGTCCAGTCCGTCCAGGGGAATCGTTTATGGAAACTGAGCGACCCAAGAATCATCAAACTGATTCTGGCGCTCTCCATTTTGAGCTTGTTTGCGATAAGAAAGATGTGTACGAACATCTTATCGCCCTGCGACAGCAAGCCCAGGACAGAGCGACCAGGGTAAGTCCAATCCATCGCTTCTACGGAAAGGAGTGTTTAGTCGAAGGGGCTGACGATCCTCTTCTCGACGCAAAGCTCTTAGCCCAAGGGATAATGCTTCACAATGACAAGATCGTGATTGTGAATCCCGAAAGCATTGCCGTCTTTGCAGTTGAGCTTAGCAACGGGGCCTTTGTCTACTTCGGCTTTACAACTTACCCGCCGACCGTTAATATCGACGGGAAGGAAGTCAAGATTCCTCGTAGCGGCAAAGCTGTTTGGTCAGGTCTTTTGTTCATGAATGAGGATTTAGGTCACGATTCGTACAAAGAGTTATACGACCTTGTTCAGTTTCTCGAAGACAGAGGCGTTCAGGTAGATATGAACGAGAAGCTCGCCTCGCTGGAATACGTCTAAGTCTTTGAGAAACCACAGTTTGGCTTGCCAAGACTAAACTTTCTGCTACGATATGTAGCATATGAAAGTCGATTTGCCGAAGCAAGCTGAGAGCGAGAAGGTGCTTTGTCACCTCTCGGACGACTGGAAAAGTCGCAAGGCAGAGAGTCCCCGCAGCAAGGGTGAGACTCTAAGTTACCGTCATGGGGTTGCCGCAACGCCGAACTCATGGACGTTGACGGAATACCGGGGCGACCTTGCGTTCAACCAAGTCTACGCAACATCATTTGCGGACCTGGCTCCTTCGTTCAGAACGATTGCCGCTGTTGACCCTATCGAGGGAATGAAGCGAGTTATCGCTTCCCTTGAGAAGATTACCGGCAAGAAGATTGCGCTTTCCAATAGCGGCGCAAACGAGATCGAAAAGGCTATTGAAATGGGGCGGCAAGTTGACGCTTTCTTCGAGGTTGACTACGCTATCCATGACAAGGTTCGAGAGCGCATCTTTGGGGACGGCGGAACAGAAGACGAATCATGAAGATTAGCCAGTACATCAAGACCATCGAGGTTGCTGACCCTGACAATCCTGGTCAGGTTATTCATCTCGATATTCACAGGGTGGATGGCGGCTTCATTGGCGTTGATACTTCTTTCACGGAAGAGGTCGCTAACTATATCGCAAACCCTTATCAGGATTGCGAGCTTGTGAAGCTGACCGACTCTTTGGGTAACGACGAAGAGATTGACCCTCCGCTGGAAGAAGACGAGCTTGTTGGTTTCTTGCGTATTTTGGTGGCGATTGACACCACCTCTCAGCTTTTGGACGAAAAGCAACGAGAGCTTCTTCTGAGCGGCATTGCAAAGAGAGCCGGACTAACGCTTGATCGATTGAGCGTTCTGTTTGGTCTTGCAAAGCAGTGTTTGGACGGAGCGGCGTTGTATCAGTTCCAGAAAGTTTTGAGAGATGAATCTAAGCCGGAATGACATTGTGATTATTGGCGACGTTCATGGGAAATGGCCCATGCTTAAGAACGTCTGCGACAAGTACGCGAAAAAGACTGTTCTTGGTCTTGGCGATGTTGGTATTGGCTTTGTTGGAAGCCGAGAGCCGAAGCTGCCTGAGAACTTTCGTTTCTTCCGCGGAAATCATGACAATCCAGCCGTTTGCAGAGCGCATCCGCAGTATGCTGTTGAGTATGGCATGTGGAATGGACTGTACATTGTTGCTGGCGCTGACTCTGTTGATAAGAAGTGGAGAACGGAGGGCAAGGACTGGTGGGCTGACGAGCAGCTTGGCCGAGAGGAGATGGAGCTTGCGCTTGAGGATTACATCAAGACCAAGCCGGACATCTTGATTTGTCATGAGGCTCCTTTCAGGATTCATCAGATTGCCAAGGCTGCTTCTTGCACTTATGACCGCAACAACGAGGGTTGGGGCGAGCCAAGGGGAAATTCCACAGCTTTCTTGCTTGATTCGATGATTCAGGCTCATATGCCTAAGATGCTCGTACATGGGCATTGGCATAATCCTCTCATCTATAAGCAGTGGGGCTGCGTTTTTATCTCCTTGGGAGAGCTTGAGGCGTTGGATCTGGAAGAAGCCACAAAATTCTTTCGTGTTCGTTGAAGGATTTTTTGACTTCTAGCCGAAAAGGGATATAGTTCAACCATGAATACCAACTTCAACAGCTTGTTATGCGGCCTCCTACTCCTTGAATAAAGGGATGGAAGTCGTTGCGCAGATTGCACACGAACCCCATCCCTAAAAAGATGGGGTTTTTTCGTTAATATCGCTCATGTATCCCAACTGGCAGAGGAGCAATCCTGAGAAGGTTGTTGTTGGAGGTTCGAATCCTCTCATGAGCATTTAGGCCTTGTGGCGGAATTGGCAGACGCGCTACCTTGAAATAGGAAAGGCGTAAAATAAAAGAAGGAACTCGTTTACTAATACTGAATACCTATGTAGGAGGTACTCAGTATGAAAAACAACAGAATCGGGAAAGTAGAGCAGGATTTGAACAGATTCAAGCAAATAGTTGCTGAGTCTAAGAGTATAAAAGAAGTCGCAAGTAAATTAGGGTACAAAGAGTCGGGTGGCGTTTACAGCCATCTGAAGATGAAGTTTGAAGAACATGGGCTAAATACAGACCATTTCAAAGGACAAGGCTGGGCGGCAGGAGAAAACGCAAAAACGAATGAATCTGTAAAAAAGATGTCATTAGGTGTTTCAACTCCTTGGGAAGAAGTTTTTTGTAAAGATTCCAAGTACAAAGGCGGAGGTAGAGGGCTTCTTCAAAAGCTAGTAGATTCAGGCAAAAGACAAGAAGTTTGTGAAAAATGTTCATTGCAAGAATGGATGGACGAAAAACTGAGACTGGAATTAGATCACATAAACGGAGACAACAGAGATAATCGAGAAGAGAATTTGAGAATATTATGTCCAAACTGTCATAGTCAAACAGAAACGCATAGTAGAAGAAAGATCGCTCGGGTGGCGTAACGGCAGCCGCATTCGCTTGAGGTGCGAATGATCGAAAGATCGTGCAGGTTCAACTCCTGTCCCGAGCATTTATGAAAAGCAAAATAAAACCAGTTGGCAAACAATTAGTTGAACCCAAGATTATTGTTGAAAAAGAACAACAAATTGATCCGTTTTTGGGTTTACCAGAACTTAGAATAATTCCTTCACAAGGAGGTTATGTTTTTAGATGGGGTTCTCCTGAAAGTCCTAATGGAGTATTTTCAATTTGCGATCAATTCGACGAAGCAATCAAATATGCAATAGAACTTCAAAAAGAGAATAATTTAGGAAAGATTGTATTCCAAGATGAAAACAAAAAATATGAATAGGTGGTGGTTCTCGCAAGAGAGTGCAGGTTCGAGTCCTGTCAAGGCCATTTGATAACTAAATATGCGGCCCTGTGGCGAAATTGGCAGATGCGTCAGACTTAGGATCTGGTGCCGAAAGGCGTGGAGGTTCGAATCCTCTCAGGGTCATTTTAGATTACAGGCCCCTGTGGCGGAACTGGCAGACGCGACAGACTCAAAATCTGTTTCCCGCAAGGGAGTGGAGGTTCAAGTCCTCTCAGGGGCATTCTCGTCCAAGTAGCACAATTTGGCAGATGCAGCTACTTCAAAGTTGCAGGAAGGAGTTTTGAGTAATAAACAGTATTTCTAAGTAAAGGGAGACTGTTTATGAAAACTTGCTCAAAATGTGGATTAGAAAAAGAAGAAAATAGTTTTGCTTTCAAAAACAAAGCAAAAGGGATAAGGGCTGGATGGTGCAAAGAATGTCAAAAGTCTTATGTCAAAAAACACTATTCTGACAATAAAAAGAGTTACATAAAAAGAGCAAGAAGCAGTAAACCAGAACAGATTTTGAAAGCACGAAAGTTTGTTTCTGATTACTTGAAGGATAAAGAATGTCTTGACTGTGGAGAAAAAGATCAAATAGTTCTTCAGTTTGATCATGTAAGAGGAGAAAAAGAAGATTCTATTTCTAGAATGGTTAATGGTGGAAAAAGCATTGCAAGAATAGAATCGGAAATAGAAAAGTGTGACATACGATGTTCAAATTGCCATCTCAAAAGACATGCAAAAGAATACGAGTCTTTTAGATGGAAAAATACAAGGCCGTCATGGGTGGAATTTGGTAGACCCTAGAAGCTCAAACCTTCTTGCCAAAAGCGTGCAGGTTCGAATCCTGCTGACGGCATTTCAGTCTAAGATGGGTTCGAATCCCTCCTTGGACATTCTCGCTCTTGTAGCCCAACCTTGGCAGAGGCGCTAGACTCAGAATCTAGATGTTGCTGGTTCGAATCCAGTCAAGAGCATTCAGAACTAAACTTCGGCTCCATAGCACAATTGGCAGATGCAGTTGACAAAAAAGGAGTTTTCTCTGCCACTTCATAAGTATCTTTAGGGAAAGGAGATACTTATGAGCAAAATGAAATGGACAACGTATTCTGAGGAGGATTTTAGGAAAGCGGTAGAGGAATCGGTTTCAATAGCCCAAGTTCTGAAAAAACTAGGACTTGAACCTGCTGGCGGGAATTACTGGTCTGTAAAAAGAAAAGCAAAACTTCTACAAATTTCAACATCTCACTTTACTGGTCAAAAACACCTAAAAGGCAAAACTCATGACTGGGCAAAGAAAATCCCGCTTGATGAAATAATGGTTGAAGATTCCGATTATCACACTTATCATCTTCGCAATAGACTGATAAAGGAAGGGCAAATAGAGAATAAGTGCGATGTATGCGGGATAACCGAATGGAGAGGAAAAAATATTCAATGCGAATTAGATCATAAAAACGGGAAAAACACAGATCATAGAAGAGAAAATCTTCGAATGCTTTGTCCGAACTGCCATAGTCAGACAGAGAATTTTAGGAAAAGAAAGAAGAGAGCGTAGGCCAACGGCAGAGTCAAGTACACTTAAAATGTACCTAGTGAGGGTTCGAATCCCTCCGCTCTCATTAAGGTCAAAGGGTTGAGAGTTCGAATCTCTCTGGAGCTATTATGACAGCGATTGCTTCTTCTTCGTCGCATACTCTTAAGCTGGCAACTTCTGTCCAAAGCGAAGCAGACCTCCGTAAGGAGAGAACCCTTTTTGCATTTCAATCTTTCAAGTCCACAAGGAAGCCCGACGTAGACCTCGTTTCGGACGCTTTTACTTTCGCGCTAGAAAGTCCTATCCAGGGCAAGGTCATTGACCTGATTGCGATTTATCGCAGCGTTCTGGAGTTGAGACAAGAGCTTCATGTTACCAGGATTGCAACCTGCGACAAGTTCCTGGACGAAGTAGAAAAGGCTCTCAATCACTTCTTGGACCACAAGACTTTGCCTGAGAGAAAGATGAGAGTTTCTCAAATCATTGGCCCCGTGGCGGAACTGGCAGACGCAAGAATAAAGAAGGGCATGTAGTCCAACGGCAGGAGACACCGGACTTAAAATCCGTACAGTGTGGGTTCGAATCCCATCATGCCCATTAGGAAGAGGAAGAAGGATTTTTCTCTGCCTTTTCGTATTTCCAAATATAGGAGATACGAAAATGGCAAGAAATTATAGAAAACATTCTTCAGATCAAATAAGGCAAATAGCATCAGAAGTTTCAAGTATGGCTCAATTGCTTGAAAGGTTAGAATTAAAGCCGGCAGGTGGGAATTACAACAATCTGCGAAGAAGACTTCAAAAAGAAAACATTGATTGCTCTCATTGGACTGGTCAAGCCTGGAGCAAAGATAAACAACTTAAAGATTGGTCTGAATATTCAAAAACAGAATCATTGAAACCTCATCTGATTCGAGAACGAGGTCATCAATGTGAGAAGTGTAAAACAGTTGAATGGCAAGGAGAACCTGTTCCTCTTGAAGTTGAACATTCAAATGGTGACAGGACGGATAATCGAAAAAAGAATCTGGAATTACTTTGTTGCAACTGTCATGCTTTGACTCCAACTTGGCGCGGAAGAAACGCCAAAATCCGTAGCCCGTAAAAAGGCGTAGGGGTTCAAATCCCCTCGGGGCCATTTCCACTTGCAGCAAACCCAAGACTAAACTTTCGGCATAGACTTCTAGACTATGGAAAGCCGTCAAGGTATTTCAGAAGCTCAAGCCCTCAAGCTCCTTGAGCTTGCTCAGAAGAACGGGCGCATCTGCAATATCAAGCTTATCAACAAAGACATAAGAGGAAAGCCCAATAGGGGTATTCTCAAGAAGGTCTTGGGCAATGGAAGGGCTATCGTTCGGCCCTTCAAACATGGACATGACGAAGAAGAGAAGCTCTCCAATATCTACTTTTGGAAGAGCGGTTGCGACTTCGACATTACGGAGGCGATGAGTATGCCGTCTAGTGTTGACTTTCGGAAGCCGCTGGGAGAGAGACTTTCTATCCCAGCGAGCATTGTACCCAATGGCGCTCCTGCTGGGGAATTCGTTATCTTCAGTGCGAAGATGAAATCAGTCTGGGGCGGACATGAACGGCGTTGGACGCAGAACTTCAACCTCGCCAACAAGTGGAGGGACCACGGCGACGGCATGAGGGCGATTGGGAAAATCAACAAGGTTCCCATACAAGACGACGCTGTTCTCTTGCCAATCAACGAAGCCCATGACGCTCTCCTTGAGATTCTGACGGCTCCTCAGTCGGCTCCTTCGGCTCCCGAAACCCTTCCATTCAAACCGCAGACACCTCAAATGACACCTCCAACCGTCGTTCAGCTTCCTCGCCCCACTGCGCCAGCCGTCCCCGCTTCTCTTCTTGCGGTTGCGAAGCCGCAGCCCGCAACGCCTATCACTCTGGCCGAGGACGACTTCATTGACCTTGACGCCTTCTTGGGCAAGGACGATGCTTCTTTGAAGCTCGCCGAGGAAGAGCGGAAGAAGGCCATTTACGAGTACGGCCTCGCAAAGAAGGCTGTCGAGGAAGCTCAGAAGACCGTTGCCGCAGCCAAGCAGAAGATTGCGGAGCTTGACGAGCGGGTGCGAAACTTGGGCGGTTCGTCAGTTCTGAAGGGAACTGAGACCAAGCCGACAAAGGGCAAGCGGCTCTTCATTCGCTCCAAGATTCAGAAGGTTCTCCTTTCACATTCTCGTCTTGACGCTGACTCGATTTACAACCACATCAAGCATGAAGCGCCAGGGCTTGAGAAAGCCAAAGTCGGTACGGCTCTGTACGCCATGAAGAGCGACGGCCTCGCCGAGAAGAACGACGGAGGTTGGGCGCTGACAACTGAAGGTCGTAATGCTGAGATGATGGAGAACTAAACTTTCCAAAGAGGGTGGCTCTCTGTCGAATCGGTCGATAATGGAGTGCGGCAGGCTCCCCATGTACGTTTGGTAGGCGTTAGTCGATTTGAAAACGACTAGAACAAAAGGGGCAAGCGGGTTTCAAGCCCGCCTGCCGCATTTCATGAAATCCAACACTGCGCCAGATTTGGATTCTCAAGGGCGTGATCGTAACGATTATGCTCATTGTAAGATGTGCGGGGTTTCTGAGCTTGACAAAGAGTTGAGCCTTGAGCCAACCAGGTCAGTTCTATTGTTTGGCCCATTCCCAAGAATGCGCGTTCCAATGGAACATCGTTGCGTTGATTGCGAAAAGAAAGTTTGCGAAGGAGTTGATAAAACTCTGAAGGCGATGTTGAGATGAGGATTTTGTTTCTTGACGACATGAAGAGCAGGAGAGACGTTTTCCGCCAAAACTCAATTGGCTGCGTTGTTGACTTTGCTATCACTGCGCAAGAAGCAATTGATCTTCTGAAAAAGAACGAGTATGACGCGATCTATCTTGATCACGATCTCGAAGAAGAACATTACCAATCGAACAAAGACGATCATGAGGATGGTCGTTTTGTTGCGCGTCATTTGAAAGATATGACGCAGCATCATGGTAAGATTGTGATCATTCATAGCCTGAATCCTGTTGGCAGGGCAAACATGAAGTCCATTCTGGACGTTCATTTTGATGTTTGGATGCCAGAAAATGTTAAGGTTTCAGAGCTTTGGAAAGTCGAAGTCGCAACACTGATTGGCGCGATTCGCAAATTCAATAATCAGAATTGAAAAGGATTCCAGAGTTTCTCTTTGTAATACTTTCTTGTCGATAGACACGATAGTAGAAAAAGGAGAAGTTCATGAACTCACAGGAATTCTTGGCAAATGTAGTTGTTGGAAATGTTGTACAGATTGTCTGGAAAGGCGCAATGTTTGATCCAGACGCTGTTCTAAAGCCAGGTGAAGCTTCTAATGGCCTAAGCAAAGTATATACTTGCGGCTTTGTTGCTTTTATAGGCGATAAGAAAGATTTTGTCACTGTTGGCATTGATTCAATGTTTGAAGCTGGAAATAAAGAACCCAGCTTTAGATCTTTGATTACTATTCCAACAGCTACGATTGAAAGCGCAGAGATTTACGGAAAAGTTTCACAATAAAGAAGGAATTCATAACGCATAATCGTTATGGGTGAGAATCGGGGTCTTAATCGCATTTAGGCAGTTTCCAAAAATGGCCTAGTTTCCGTAAACGGAAAATGACGGATTTTAGGAAACTACAGAAAAGCGTGAAAAGATTGTTGACTTTTGCGAAAAAAGCCGATACAGTAGAATACGGAGTTCTCTCGAATAGAGAGTGGATTGAAACAAATGAACAGCATAGTCGTACATCAGGTGATTTGGCATGTCATTACCTCAAGGGGTAAGGACTGTTAACTACTTGATGTACGTTAGCAGGTTTTCCGAACCCCTTGAGCAAATGCTTGAGGGGTTTTTTTGTTGGATACGTGCGTAGTGTAATGGTTGCACAGGGATCTCCAAAATCCTTAGAGCGAGTTCAATTCTCCCCGCACGTGTTAGATAGATAGTAGTTTCTCAATAATCCCTTTGATTTGCGAGAAAGCTTCTTTGACAAGTGAATATTTGCTTTCGTAATCGGGAATAACTACAAGATGTATGTTCTTGGCATTTGCTAGTTCCATCTTCTGTTTATCTTTTTCTTGAACGGCAAGAAGTTTTTCCATACCGTAAATTGGTTTGAAATGAACTATTCCGTTCCATTCTATTCCTAATTTTATATCAGGAATATAAATATCAAGTTCTAGACCCTGTAGAATTTCCCGATCATTAGAGATTATTTTGAGATTTGGAAAATATTCTTTCAGCATCGTAAAGAGAGCTTGTTCGATTTTTGATCGTCTTTTCTTTTTGCGAAGTTGATTATTGAAGTTTGCAGAACAATTTCGTGAACAGAAAAAGAAACCTGTTTTAGATTTGTTTTTGTCTTTCCCTTTTCTTTGTACTTCTTTCCCGCAAACTTTGCAGTTTGTTAAAAAGTTTGAGTTGAAAAATTCAAGCCTACACTGTTTGGAGCAAAACTTATGTTTTCTCTTTCTAATTTCTCCTTGCTTTGCATAACCTATCAATTCTTCATATTCCTGGTTACATTTGTCGCATTTTTGTTTGATTTTTGTGTCCATAGATACCTGATACAATAGGTATCGCTAGACTTCCTTCAGTTACCTTTTCGATTCCCCCACGGCGTGTTGACTTGATTGTGAAAGGTAAAAAGATACGATACATCTTCTGAGCGCTTACTTTTACCACTTGGAGCAAATCCATGTCCGACTCCCCCAAAGCTGTCAGAAATCGTCGTCCGCTTCAGAAGCCAGTATTCATTCTTCAACCTTTTGATTCTGCAAATCCTGAGCATATGAAGGGTAACATCACTATTACCCTGAATAAGGCTTTGGCTCTTGAGCTTACCAGGTTCATCAAAGAAAGTGAACTTGGAGAGAATGAGGGGCATATTTACGCAATGCAGGGTCATATCAGTCGTTGGTTCAAGCAGCGTTCGGACGAGATCAAGAAGCAGAAAGAAACGAAAACTGAAGAAGTTCGGCCTGAAGGCCAGAACTAAACTTTAGTAGTACAGGCGAGTATGTCAGCGGCTAGACGGCTTCCTTTACACGGAAGAGGTCGTGGGTTCGAATCCCTCCTCGCCTATTTGAAAAACTCAGGTTAGCTAAACCTGCAAGGCATGTTTAGAAGCGTAGCGACTAAACCTGCTCAAAAATGAGTACCCGCTAGTTTTGACTTGTAAAATCAAGGAGTTCTAGCAGCTTTATGGTGGTCGTGGTGTAGCGGCTAGCACAGGAGACTGTGAATCTCTTAGCGGGGGTTCGATTCCCCTCGATCACCCTTATAGAAATCTTTGGAATAAAGAAGGATTCTTCTAACACCTCACAGTAATCACACTTGAGGTATAAGGAGATTCAAATGAACACCAAAGATATTGGAGATAAATCTGAAGCTATAATCTTTTGCGAATTAGTAAAAAGAAACTTTACAGTTCTAAAACCTTGGGGAGATAATAGGAAATACGACTTCGTAGTTGATATAGGCAAAGGAGTTTTTCAAAGGATACAAAGTAAAACTGGTTACATAGAAAACGGAGTAATCAGATTTACTCCAAGATCGGTAACTACAGAAAACGGAAAGACAAAAACAGTTTCTTACTCAAAAGATGACATAGATTTTTTTATGATCTATTGCAGAGATAATGATAAGATATACTGCATTAGCATAGAAGACTGTCCCAAAGATACCTGCTTTCTAAGATTGGAGCCATCTAAAAATGGACAAACAAAAGGAATCAGGATGGCAAACGACTTTGAGTTGGATAAAAAGATAACGGCCCTTAGCTCACATGGTAGAGCGAACGCCTGATAAGCGTTAGGTTGAGGATTCGAGCGCCTCAGGGCCGATTTGATAAGGGAGGGGTCGGGATTTCAATATTCCCCAGTCCTATTTTGTTTGGAGCGTGGGCCGAGATGGATAGGCAAGATTTGATAAAGGAGAAAGCCCACAATAGTCGAAATAGTTTGGTATAGGAGAAATACTATGCCAAATTGCAATGATTGTGGAAACTCTTTTCCTAGTACAATAACGCTTGATGGAAAACGAAGAGATTTGAGGAATAGGACAAAGTGTTTTGAATGTCTTCCTTTTGGAACAAGAAATTCAAGTAACAGAAGAATAGACGTTCAATGTTCAGATTGTGGTAGAAATTTGAAAAGAATGAAAAACGGTCATACTCTTTGTGTTAATTGTTATCAAAAACAAAGAGAGCAGGCAAAAAGGAACCAGGTTCACAAAATAGTTGGTGAGAGTTGCTGGATTTGTGGGTATGGCGGAAAAGAGAAAAGACAAGCACTAGACTTTCATCATGTAGATCCTGATCAAAAGAGTTTTGCGCTTCATACTAGAAATATAGCAAACAGGTCATGGAAATCTGTTTTGAATGAAATCGAGAAATGCTGTCTTCTTTGTTGTAGGTGTCATCGAGAGTTTGAAGTTGGGATATTGAACGAAAAAGTCATAAATGACTGTTACATAAAAAAGTGGAAAGAAATACGGATAGTGTCCTGAAAGGCTAAGGGGCCGCCTGATAAGCGGTGCATACTACAAAATAGTATATGTAGGTTCGACTCCTATCTATCCGATTAAGTAAGAGTGACTGATAATCGGTGAGGCGTAACAACGCTAACGCAGGTTCGATTCCTGTCGCTCCAATTTTACTGGTCCCGTAACTCAATGGCTAGAGCAAAAGAAGGATATTTGAGTAACAAGTTGAATAAAGAAATATGAAAACTTGTCTCAAATGTCAAAAACAATTTCCGACTCGCGCAAAAGTAAATGGCAAGGCTAAAAACCTTGGTAGTCGTAAATACTGTTTAGATTGTTCACCTTTTGGAAGTCATAATACTCGACCTATTACAGGAGATAGAGGAGCCTGCCCAACTTGTGGAAGTACAACAAATAAAGCCAGAGAGAAACGCAGGATTTGCTATTCTTGCGAAAATAAAAGAGAAGAGAATTACAAGCTCAGCAAAATAATAGCAATAACAGGGAAAGCTTGTTGGATTTGTGGTTATGACAAGGGATTTGAAATGCTTGACTTTCATCATATGAGAGATAAACATTTTGAATTAACCAAGAGAAATATTGGAAAGTTTGCTTGGGATGATGTGTGGAAAGAAATTCAAAAATGCTCTCTACTTTGTTGTAGATGTCATAGAGAATTTCATGCTGGTTACATTTCTAAAGAAGAAATGGATCGGATTTACAAAATGAAATGGGCGACTAGCGCAATTGGCTAGCGCGCTTCCTTGACGTGGAAGAGGTTCTGGGTTCGAGTCCCAGGTTGCCCACTTACTGGCTTGACGTGACTGAAGTTACAGGTTCGAATCCTGTCGGGACCACTTAGAACTAAACTTCTTGAGGGAAAAACAAACGCATGCGAAGCGACATGGCAAAGGTCTTGGTCGAACGCCCCCGAACGGGCGGTTGCGGCAAGGAGCGTAGCCGTCAGAACCGTCATGAAACTCGTCGAATTTGCAAGGATATCCCGTTCGAAGAGGATTGGGATACTCCTGATTTTCGCGGAATGAAGAGGGTTCACACCTCAAGGCCCCACTCCTATGACGACAAGAAGCAGTTGAACGAGAACCTCAACCCGCTTCGCCGTTTCCTGAATTCTCGCATTGGTCAGCCTTGGGACAAGGTTTACAGCGAGATCATGAGCGGCCTCAATCTTAACAACGCTGTCCAGTATCATGTCTGGCAGCACTTGATTAAGTTCGGCGAGGTTCAGACGAAGACTTATATGGAAGGTAACACTGTCATGGCTTCTGGGGTCATTGGCCCCGAAAGTATGACGACTTCTTATGGGCGCGAAGAGTTCTACGTTGATCCCCGAGACGGGACACTGCGCAAGACCAAGAAGCGCCCTCGTTATCGCCGCGAAAAGGAAATGAGCAACGACAGCTACTACGACCCCAAGAACCCGCTGATCCAGTTTCACAAGATCGGCGAGGTTTGGTACGAGTTCAAGTTCCGCGAGGCGACGGCTGAAGAGAAGAGCCAGAAGTCGTTCGGCGAGAACGTCCGAGACTTCAGCAACTTGACCATGAAGTGGGAATGGAAGTGGCGTCCGCTGAGCAGCAACAAGTTCGTCAGCCAAATCATTGACGACAAGAAGGTTGGGCCTCATCACTACTACCGTCATGACCGTCTCTGGTCGGTTTGCGAGTCGCTCTTCGGCGGCGCTTATTTGCCGACCGAGAAGCGGCAAGTCTCCTCGAAGGAGGTTCGCAAGGTTGAGGAACTGATGGCGGAGCGAAATCGCAAGCTTTCTCGTAAGGCTGTGTAATGTGAAGACGGCGGAACTAAACTTCCGTTAGTCGAGAAAGAGTTGGCGGGCGATTAGCTCAGCGGTAGAGCAGGATGAAAAGAAGTTAGACATTACGGCTGGTGCGCTGAAAGGTTAAGCGCCCAACTCATAATTGGGGATATGCAGGTTCGAGCCCTGTCCAGCCGATTCGGGCGGTTAACTTAGCGGCCTAAAGTAGAAGACTCATAATCTTCCTATCGTGAGTTCAAATCTCACACCGCCCATTCATTTCATATTGAAGTATTTACCGTTTTTCTTTGCAATTTCATCTTCAATTTCCTGATGACAATTGTGACAATAAAGGTCGCATTTTTCTGCTTCTTTTAGAACTGCTTCCCAACCAAGACCTCTTATTGATCTCATTTCAAGAGCAAACTGCTTGGTGGACGGGTCTCTGTGATGAAAAGTCAAAGCTCGTAAGCATTTGTTATAGCCACAAGACTTACAACATCCTCCTTTCATGTCTACGAGCTTTTGTTTCCTGTCATAACCACTTTTCCAAACATAAAGTCTATTCTTTTCTTTTGCCTCTTCTGTCCATGTTGAATATTCTTTTACTTTATGACCTTCTTGGCCTCTGAGCGAAAGCCTTGACGGATCATCTGGTTTAGTATTGTGACAACCAAAAGGAGAACATTCTAGACAGAATTTTCTATTTTGAAGATTCCTTCTTTTGCCTTCGATTATCACTGTTTTGGGCATTTCTTTTTGGCATTTGAAACAAGTTTTCATGTTGTACTCCTATATCTGAGCGGTATATGCTCTATCTCAGATTCAGGAATACAAAGATGTAGTGAGGAATCCCTCTTTTGGCGGAACTAAACTTTCCGCGCAAAAGAAAAAGCCATGACCATTTCTGCTCATGACATCTCGACCGCTGCTGAGAAGACTCGCCTTGAGCGGATTTCTCGCAAGCGACATCTCACCCCTGAGGAAGCTGCGAAGTACGACAAGGTTCGCAAGGATGTCAAGAAAGACCTCCCCGAACTGTTCGCTCGCAACGAAATCTCTGAGAAGGTGAGGCAGCGCCTTGGTCTTGAGACGCTTGCGACTCGTAACAGGGATAGCCTGGACTTTCATGACATTTCTGTTTCTGCTATCAAAGATGTCATTAACATGGTCTTTGAAGCTGGTCGTCAGTTCGAGGCCAAGCAGAATCGCCGTAAGCGCGGTCCTGGTAAGCGCTTCCGTTTGCTGCATGTCTATGGCAGCGTTGACCCTTCCATCGTTGGCAAGTCTTACAAGGACTATGACAGCTTGTTGAAGGCTGCCAGGAAGTTCATTAAGAGCGACGACTACACTGAAGGGGAAGACGGCCTCTTCTATGTTGTTACGACTGGTAACACTGCGCGGGTTTCTCCGTTTGACAGCAGCGACCTTGAGGACGAGAACTAAACTTCCGAATCAAAGAGAAGGAACATGAAGGACGACAGCTTTTGGATTGTTGTGGAAGACGGAAAACCTTTGGCGAGCGGAATCCGCTGTGATCTTGGCAAGGGCCAAGCCAAAGAACTCCGAAAAGAGAAGGAAGAGCAGACGGGTCGCAAGTGGAAGACGCTGAAAACGACGAAGAAAGAAATTGCGACCGCTGCTTGAAAGCACTTGTATCGAGACTTGAAAACTTGACGGCCAATAAAGTCTCGACTACAATATGGCTCATGTCCCTTGGACCTCCGCGACGAGGCTTGCAAGGGCGACTCACTGCGAAGGAAACGACGCACTGAGTTTTAGTAGAGATGGCTGGGTCTTTCGGGTTTACAATCCCCCTTTTCTCCAGCGTCTCTATGAAGGTCAACCGCCGACCTACAGGATTGGTAAAAGATTGCGGGCCAACCGGCTTCTACGGACGCTGGACCTGGCAGCCCTCTGATGCGAAAGCAAAAAGAGTGGCTTTCAAAATACGGGCGAGTAGCTCAGAGAAGAAGAGGAGTCACATCCTCGAAGGAGCGGCGAGCGCAAGCTCGCAGGTCGTTGGTTCGAATCCAACCTTGCCCACTTTCTCCTTGACAAGTGAATATGGTAAGCGGTGACTGAAAATCTAACGCCTATCTCCAGGCGTAAGGTACTGGACTCATTGGTGGTTCAGGTACAAGTAAGTCGTTTCGGTGTAGTGCAGAAGGAAAGTGGGTATCCGGCAAAGGCCAATAGGAAAACCACTGGGGCGCTAAGTCCTGACTGGCCATAATCAACATGACCAGGGGAGCAGGATTGCAGGTAATCATACCTGTCTCGGAGAGGTCTGATTCGAAGCAGATCTCTATGATGAGTCGCATAATAACACTGGGATGGACGAAAGTTCAGAAGCTCGTAACTTCTGCCGCTTACCATGTTCACTTGTTGAAAAACTAAATAGGGTTGCATTGAACTTCTCCGTAGTAAATTGGCATGACCCTAGTTGATGCAAACGGCAACCAACTCCTGTAAGGGTTGGATTGCATTTAGACGGAAGCTTTGATCTCTTGGAAAGATAAATGTAGTCGGAAGAAATTACAGACTATGGGGTAAGGCCCCCAAAGCGTTAGCAACGGAAATGAGAGGAAAACCTACTCTCAACCCCAGCCGTAAGGTATGGATAACCAGCTAGCGCATCCGACGAAAAGAGGGAGCAACCGTTACTGAGGTTCTGTTTGATCGACAGTTCCTCGGTTTCAAAAGATTGCAGAGGAGTGAAACGGATTATCATCCGTGGCTCATAACCACTGGGATAGTGGGTTCGACTCCCACCTCTGCTATTAGAGGTTTAGTCTCCTCTATAATCAAACGACTAACTTTGCGTACTGGGACTGATCATCCCGGGAAAAAGTGAAGCCTTGTGTTGCCTGTGGAAGGCCTCCGCATCCAACGGAAGACTACGGGTTCGAATCCCGTCAAGGATGTTTCAGCAGAGCTATGTTGGTATGAGGCTCGCGCAAGCAAGACCTGCACCCAACCTCTAGTAGAGCAAGAACTGAACCGTATACTCAATGTATACCTGGGGTCTTAAAACGGTTCTCTGCTGATTTCGCCGTCAGGGTCACCGCAAGGGAAGCTCTGGCGGCTATTTTCTTTTAAGCACTGATTATTGGTCAAATCCACTTGGAACTAAACTTTCGGCCAAAAGCCCTTAGCTAACTTGCCCGTTTCTCCTATGCTCTCAACATGGGGCGAGCAAAAGGCATTGATTTGGAGATTTCATATGATTCGCAGTTCTTTTATGTCGGTTCTTGCTCTTGTCGCCTGTTGCGCCACTGCGCTTGGGCAGGTCGCTCAGCGGGCGGCCATCGCTGAGGACAAGGCGAACCCTTGCTCCAATCTCAGCAATCCGCCCAAGGTTGGTCAGTGTTGGGACTGCTTCCAGTCCTTGCTCGCCGACTGTGACAAGCAGAACCCCGAGGGAACTCGCCGTTCCGCCTGCTATACCGGCGCGAACAACTTCTTCACCTGGTGTCTGGGTCGGGTTGGTAACGTCGCCAATCCTCGCCAGCCTCGCAGTCAAGGCATGAACATGGAGCGGGGTATGGGCTTTACCTATGACATCGCCTTTACCGCCCCGGTCGATCCGAACCTCGTTGTGGTTTACGTTCGCGACATGGAGAACGGCGAGCCGCGCCAGCAGCAGGTCAACGCTTTCGTCTTCGCCAACGACGACGGCAGCCTGAGCGTGTTTTTCGATAACAACAATCTCGGGCTGGAGGACGACAAGGTGGTTGGTATTGTCACCGCCGTCCGCAACGTCAATGGCGGCACCGCCGCCGCTTACGCTGACGCCTACAATATCATCACCCCTGGGGATTTGGACGGTGATGGGGTTTTTGACGCTCTCGACCTGTCGAAGGCTTGGGACTCCTATGCGACGGGCGAGATGAGCTACGAGCAGTTCATCGAGTACCTCAGCAAGTTCAACGCTCGCTAAGCAGCGGCGAACAACCCGAACGCAAATAGAACTCGGTCCTTCGGGGCCGAGTTTTTCGTTTCAACAGGTTATCCACAATTCTGTGATTTTGTCTGGGTCTACAATACGGTCATGGGGACAGGGGAGGCAGGACTAAACTTTCGGAGGTAAACCGAAAGCCATGAGGGTTGCGAAGTAGCGGCCCCAAAGAGTCTCGAAACGGAGAAATAGCAATGAGCGGTACGAAGACGGCGGACAAGAAGAGCAACAGCAACAAGGCGCAGAACAAGGCATCGAAGGCTCCGAAGGCGGCTGCGGCTCCTGTCGAGGTCGAGCCGAAGGGTGCGGCTGTCGAGGGTCAGTCGGCTCCTGCGGCTGACGCTGCGGTTGACGTTCAGGCGACCAAGCGGGTCAAGAAGAACGCCACGCAGACGCGCATCGACCCCAACAACGTCGAGAGCGGTCGGCAGTTCCTCAAGGAGTTCTATGAGCAGTGCGCTGCTCATCCGCCTCGCAAGGGCTACGACCAGCATTGGAACTCGGAGGGCTTCATTCACAGCGGCCCTGCGACTCGCCTCCCCAACGGCGGCGCGGCCAACATGGTCACCCTCATCGGCGACATTCTTGCCAAGCGCGAGGCGGCGGGCGACAAGGACGCCGGCGCGTACCTTGACTACTGCATCAACTTCCTGACGACTCACCGCGACGCTCTCCGCGAGCAGCGCGAGGCCGAGATTCTCGCTCAGGCTGAGGCAATCAAGGCGAAGAAGAACGCCTAATCAGCGTTTGGCATCCAAAACTCCCTCTCTCGTCATTGTTGACGGAGGGGGAGTTTTTCATTTGAGAACTAAACTTTCCGCGAAAGATAAAAGGCTATGGCAAAGCCCAAGAAAAAAGACCTGGTCAAAACCCTCAAGAAAATCTCCAGGGAAACCCAACTGGCGAGGGAGAAGATGATTGGTCGTCCGAGGGCAAAGACCTTTGGCGGCAAGCCTTCTACCAAAGAAGAGCGCAGAGAGACAAAAAAGAGTCTCCGTAGGCTTGACAGCAGTGAAGGAATAGGGTAAAGTAATCCATCGTCCTCCAAGAACTAAACTTTCTTGGAGAAAATGAAGAGCAGAACAGTTGAGCCGAAATGTTAGTAGGCTCGCAAACCAAAGCCTCAATATGAGGCGAACAGAAGGTAGCAGAAACATGAGCGACGGCAACACCAACGGCAATTCCACCCCCACCTCTGGCGCGACCGCCCCGGCGAAGCAGCGCGAGAGCCGCAACAACCACGCTGCGGCTGAGAGCAATCGCATCACCGACGCGACGACCGCTCAGGCGTACTGCGACGCGGTTCGTTCGGCGACCGCCTCCGACAAGCCCTCGTCGATGTTCAACGGTTCGGGCTTCGTTACGCCGACCAGCCTCGACAACCAGGACACCGACAACCTCGTTCGCATGGGCGCGAGCATCAACGACGCTCTGGCGCGGCGCGTTGCTCAGGACGGCCCGGCGGGTCAGGCGGCCCAGACCGGCCTCAACATCCTCTCCGACCACGCCCGCAACGCTGCGGAGATTCAGGAAAACGCCCGCAACGAGCGCATTCTCCGCGAGGCCGAGGCCATCCGCGCCCGTCAGCGCAGCAAGACCCCCAGCGGCAACCGCTAATCGGTTCGCCGACAATTTCTCCGAAGGAAAGGGCCGTCGCTATCAAGCGGCGGTCCTTTTTCATTGCTTGCTGAAAGCAAGAGATTCTTCGGTTTTACCGAAGCCACAAAAATCAAGAACTAAACTTTCTGCTATAATCCATTCACTATGGGAAACCCAAACGCCAACAGTCTTGAAGAGTCCGCCTCAACTCCTGCCGCTGAACCTGCCAAGGGCGAGGTAACTTGCTCAAATCCTCATTGTCGTTGCCATGACACGCAAAGCGTTGGTCATTGCAGCGATTGCGGCGTTCTGCCAACAATCAATGTACGTCTTGGTATCGCCTTGCCGGACGGAACCTGGACGGAAAAGGCTGTTGAGTTTGAGATTGACCCTGAATGGGAAAACAATCCCAACGGAGATTTGTTGCGAGATTTGGCCTTCAATCATTGGTGCCATAACTTCGCCAACAACGGACCAACATCCAAAACCCGGTACGAGAAGGCAGAAGCAGCCGCAAAGGTTTCTATCGAAATCGCTGGCTCCTTCATTCTTGGCTGGGAATGGAAGTCTTAATGGGCAGGAAGTCCCTATTTGATATTTGGTGGGACGCAGCCATCTGCAAGGATGGTATCAAAACCTTTGCTCAACGAGCAAAAAGGGCTGGCTATTCATACGAAGATTGTCGTCGCTTCATTTGGACTGCTGCTGGTTCAGAGCGTTTGCATGAAGTCAAAGATGAAGTCTGGAAGCCGTCAAGACTAAACTTTCCGCGCCGAAGGAAAGATTATGAACAACCTCGCCCAAGAGATTCTCAGAGATGCAGCCGCCCGCCTCGATGACAAGGGAGAAGGGGATAGGTTCTCTCTTGAGCAAGGCGATGCGGTTATGAACGCCATTGACAAGGTGATGGAGGGCAAGACGCTTGCTCTTTCGTCAGACCTTACTGGCGTTTACAACGCTCTTGAGTACGCCTGCTCCTTTATCAAGGCAGGCCGAAAGGAGATGGACGAAGAGGCGCGAGCGCAACTCTTGAACGCAATGGAGCAAATCAGCCGCTATGCAACGGGCGAGCCTGAGTCCGCTGCGGACCTGACGGAAGAAAGCAATGACCCTCGCTCTCATGCGCCCGTCACCTTCAAGGTTGACGACGTTCCCATCCGAGTCGGTCAAGATATGAGGGCGGAGTACGAGGACAAGGAAGAAGGCCGTACATTGATTGTTGTTCTGACCCATGAAGGCATTATCATGGACGTTTGGGATAACGGCAGCGACGAGCCGACCGCAACCTCTTCGATTATGTTCAACGAGAAGATTGAGGAGATGCTGGATGAGCAAGGCTGAACCAAAGAAGATTCTTCCCGAAGCCGAGATGAAGGCTCAAGTTGAAAAAGCGATTTCCGTCTACAACGCAAGCGACAGAAGTGCTAGAAACCTCTATCTTCTTATTGATGTCTTGAATGACATTCACAATAACGCTTGTCCTTCTGGTCAAGAGATGGCTTGGATGCTTTCTTGGGTCGCAAATTTTCCTGACAACTAAGAACTAAACTTCCAGCGCAATGAGTAGAGTTATGGCAAAGGGACAAATCCAACGCAAAGCAACGATTGTCAAGGCTCCGAGGCCGCAGGCCCCTGGCAATGCGGTCACGACCTACCCCGACTCTGACCGCTACAAGTTTGGTTTTGGAGTCGCCAGTTCAAGCAGCACTCGAATCTACAAGATTTCGTTTGACGCTGCCGCTGGTGCGCTCTATTGGGTTTGCTCTTGCGCGGGTAATATCTGCCACGGTCGCTGCAAGCATCTCAGGGCTTGTGGCTTGAAGGGTCGAGCGGACATGCCGAAGGCTGAGGGGATTGCTTTCGCGAAGAAACACGGTTTTCTGGCATAGAATGATGAATCAGGTGGCAGTTGGCGCAGAGAACGTCACACTTCTTGGCTTCTGCCAATAATGTCTCATAAGCATAGGACTAAACTTTCTGAAAGGAAGGCCTTAGTAAGATGAATGCTTCACCAGTAAATCAGCAGAGTAATGGAGGAGGTTGTTTGGGGCCGATTGTGTTTGGTTTAGTGATTGTTGTGGCCCTTTTTGGAGCCTTCACTAAAATGCCTCTCTCTTTCCAAAAAACAATTGAACATCTCTTTGAGGGTTGTTTGACTGGAGTTTGCCCCTTTATCGCGATTGTAAGTATCTTTTCTATGATTTTTGGCAGTTCTAAGGAATAGCGACGGCTGCATTACGCATGACGATTGCAAGCATCTCCGAGCCTGCGGCCTTCAAGGGCGGCGGTACGGCAAGCAAATCGACTTCGCAAAGAGGCACGGGTTTTTGGGATAACATCATGGTCCAGATTGGTGAAAGCAACATCCCCATTTTTGTATTGCTGCTCGCTTTTGTTGGCGCATGGCATATGCTGGGGATTCCGCCAGTCATCAAGTGGCGATGGTTCAAGAGAACCAGGCCTACGAACCAGTCGCAGGACTAAACTTTCTCGCCTAGACTGAGAGGCATGATTACCGTTCCCATCGACGACTTGGAAGGACTCCTCGCAGCGTTGGAAGGATTCTTTGGCCCCGAAGTCTTTGTTGAGGTTCATAACAGCGAGCAGCGAATCCGCTCTCTTGCTGTTCATGGAACCGCCCTCAAGACCGTTATTAACAAGCAGCGGTCGGAAGAGGCAGCAGCCAAGTCCATCTACGAGGCGACCGAGGCCCAGTTGGACGAGGTGGACAAGGAAAATCTCCAAGAAATGCTCGACAACGACGTTCATGATTGCGTCAGCGAAGAAGGTTCGGATACCAACAACGCTGGACGGGACGAGCAGATTCTTCTGCTTGTGAGAGAACTCGGCGAAACGGAAGTCCGTCGCAGGCTCCGAGAAGGGTTCGAGGGACGGCTTAATGTCTGACAAGAAAAATCTCATTACCGGCCAACTCTTCTTCCGAGATACGCTCAAGGAGTCGCGTGGTCCTGCTGGTCCTGGACGCAAGCTCATGATTATTGTCGGAGTTGTTGCGGTTCCCGAGGGCATGGACCTCAAGGGCGAACATCAGTATGTCGTCAGCGGCGCAATGCTTACCGACGAGATCCTCCGTCTTGGCGTTTACACGAAGAGCGGCGTCATTGACAGAACGGAAGAGGCGGCTGGCTACTCGGCTGGTCAGTTGTTGACGCAGGGTATTTGGCAATGTTGAGCGGCTGGACCATTGAGAGAGTCTCTGAAGATTTGAAGACGAAGAACAGTCTTCTTCTGAAGGGGATTCTCTTTTTGGGCAGCAGAACTAAACTTCACGACTTCTTCCAAGACCTCAGAAGGAAGGGCTATTCCGTTGAGCGGACGGACGCTGGCGGAGATCCGACTTGGAAGGTGGAGAAACGAAATGGCTAGCGTTGCTGGACCGAACTCAACGAATCCGATTCTGGAAATCCTCAAGGCCAATGGCATTGACCCTGACATGCAGGTGAGCCGAGACGACGGTACTCAGCGGTCTGCTTTTGCGATTCTTGAAGCAGCGGTTGGCGCAGCCCTTGATGAGATTGAGGAAACGGAACCTGGTCAAAAGGACGAGGACTAAACTTCTTGCGCGGAAATAAATGACATGGCAAAGGGCAAAAGAAGCAAAGTTTGGGATAGCGATTATGCGCCTTACGGCCATGCCGAGAAGAAGGGAAATCCCACAGAATGGCGAGAGGCCTACAACGCCCGCATGATGGGCGAGGA